GTCCGTCGAACAAGAAAAATAGCCCTTGCAGACCGTATCGGAGAATGGAAAAAACAGGGGTACGCATGGACCACAAAAATCAAATTACCCGGCAATGAGTCTATCGTCCGCATCCGCGTTGAGGAAGTGGGGAGGAAGAAAATTCCTAATGAGTAAACCATACAGTAATTCTAACTGGCATTGGTTTCTTTGGTTAATGGGTCAGTCCTTTAAATTCGCAAAGGTAGCATTTCAAATGCTTTTTAATGGTGGAGCGCGCGTGAAAGGAACCCGCCGATGACTGACCCGAGCAAGAGGGAGGAGGAGAATGATGATTGAATTATCCTGCAATTGTGATGAATGTAAAAAGCGGTTGGGTGATGGAGATGCGGTTTATTGTGAAACCTGCGTAGCCGAACTTCGGCGGGAAATCGATGAACTGCAAAATGAGATTATCAAACTGAAAGAGGCCACTGATGAGCAGGCCGACTGACCCGAGCGAGAAGGATTTGCTGGAATTCCTTGATGGGCATAAACCCATAGGGAAACAAAATCCCGACCATGTTTGCTTCGACGCCATCCGCCGCCTGATCGAGGAGCAGAGGGAGTTGGAAGAGAAAGTGAAAGAGTGGCAAAAAAGGGCGACAAGTATTATGGACGACCTGGACACGTCCGATTCGAGCGGCGTTCTTCTTAATGACATCCGCGACTTCGACTTCGGGAAGGGGGGGAAATAAACATGCCGATCTCAAGAGTAGAGTTTCTGGAAAATCAGAAGAATCTATGCAAGGAGAAGATCTATCCGTTTTTCATGCCCGGAAATGGGATTTGTTTCCGGTGCGGACGGGACATCATTCCAAGACTGATTGAAAAAGGCGAGAACGGGAAGTCGCTCGTGACCGGATGCCCGTTATGTATGTATTCATATTGCGAATAAAAGAGGCCGCCGATGACCAAGCCTGATTGCATCGGCAATGGGAGGGAAAGATGAAGGCCGTTTTATGTCCGGTTTGTTGTGGACGAGGAACGATTCCATCCCAACCCGTTGGGGTAAGTTTAACCGAAAATAAATGTCCTGGGTGTGGGGGTTTGGGATGGGTGACCGTTCCCGATGATCTTTGGACTATGCCTTATCCAAAACAAAAGGAAAAAGATGATGATCCCAAAATATAACCGCCTTTCCACCCTCGCCTGGGCCATCATCTTCCTCGCCGCGCTGTGGCTCTGCCTGGTTGCGATTCCGCAATTTACTGACAGGATTAGCCGCCATGAGGACACCTGGGCGAGGCAGACGGGGGATATTCCATCGGTGAAATTAAGTGAGGAGGATTGAGATGTGGTGCTGCAAATGTCAGAAGCAATTATCTGAGTGTACGTGTTCCGACCTACAAGAAAGACTCAGATCGGTTGCGGCAATGGGTTCATTCGTATATCGCTACTGCCGGAAGTGCGGCAAGCATTATGTCAAGTGCAAATGTTCCGAGCCGATTTGGGCGATCAAGAAAAACGCCGATGGGTAATAAGGTGAGCCATGAATGAGGCCGCCGATGAGCAAGCCTGAAGTGACGAGGAAGGAAATGCTGGATGTACTTGAACGCATAGAAGATGAGACAAGGGACGAAATTCGGGTTATCAAAAAAGGGGAATGGGCAGAAACCCGGCTTCCGCTTATGGAAGAGAGAATAAGAGCCGTCGCAAGCCTCCGCCGCCTCATCAAGAATGGGCCGGAGGTGACGACCGAAGAAAGATTTGTCAGACATATCGAGAGTCACTTGTCAGGCAACCAAATTCCTGTCTGCAAAATATGTGGCAAAACTATCTTGGAAATAGACGGTGAGGCCGGGGTGACGGTGAAGGAGACCGCCGATGAGTGAGCTGGGGGAGAAGAAAATGCTGAAGCCCATTGAGAAAGCGATCCTATATCTCAACCATGTAAAAAATTGGTCAACACATGGACCAGCGGATATGAATGTAGGAGTTCTGGCAGTAGAATTAGGACGTTCATATGATACCATCCGCCGCCTCGTTGAGAAGTAGGGGGAATGGCAAAAGAAAGCAGGCATGATTCTCTCTGTTCATAGAACCATGACTGAAGAAGAAACCGACGATTTACTTGAGAAAATCCGCGACTTCGACTTAGGCAAGGAAGGATAGATGAGCGCCAAGAACCGGCGGCGGGGGAAGGGACCGGAGGTGGATGAGGATTGGATAGAGAAGTGGCTGGACAAGAACGTTTCTTGTGACTGTCACGAAGCGTATAAATTGAGAAAGATGACTGACCCGAATTGCTTCCGGCACGGTCGAGTCGATGATGTCGATTGGAGGATAATGCTCCGCGAGGCCGGGATAAGGGTAAAGGAGAAGAAATGAAAATGAACCCTCCTGCTCAGGCTATGATTAAGGTGATTGATGAGCAGATTGAGGCTTGTTCTCCTTACCAACTCAAGGAGAGGATTATGTGGGGCAGCATCAAACAGACCGTGAAAGCTGTAGAGGGTTGGAAGATAATTCTAGAAAGGGTGGATTTTAGCATCCTTCCGTGGAAAGAGACGGATGCGTTTTTAGCGAGGATACGTAATTTTTTAGAGGGTACGTGTGTGGCTATGGAGGGCAAGAAATGAACAGAAGAGGATTTCTTGGTGTCGTGGGAGGCTCTGTTTCAGCGGCTTTTATAAGGTTAAAGCCGGAGAAACCAGTTTCTGCACCAAAACCGGTTGTCGAGAGTTTTGAATCTCTGGTGAAGATGCAATTGTTCAACGATAAGGGTAAGATGGTTGCTGAAAGTGTTAACCCTGTGGGTTGTGAGTTCCTCGAAAGGGGCGTAAGATTTTCGGATGCTCATTTTGCTACGGCGAAATCAAATTGGGGTACTCTGACAAGTTTTGTTATTTTGAATAGAAAGGGGAACAAAATCGTGGCTTGGGGGAATGTTACTGAAAAGAAAAGGGTTCGTAGAGGGGAGAGTGCTATTATGTCTGGGGTGTTTATTACCTTTAGTTAGGAGGCAGTATGAAAACACAAACTAAAATTATGGTTGGTCTAGGTCTAATCACTATTCTGATTCTGGTTGCCTGGGGTTACGAGTATGGTCGTAGCAATCAGATGAAGAAGACGATTAATCTTATGGCGCAGGAAAGACAAGTAAAGATTGGGGAGTGGGAGGAGTGCCTGAGGTTGATGCAAGGGGAGATGAACACTCTTCTGGATAAAGCCGTGACAGCGCAGAAGGCTGCTGAGGATTTGCATGTTACTCTGGTGAAGGAGAGAGAAGCAAATCGTAGGGAGCGTGAAGCACGTTTGGCCGCTATGCCCCCGCAGGGTGTGGTTGAAGAAACACGGCGTATCTTGAATACTCAGGAAGTGTGGATTGTCACAACTAAAATAGAAATGACAGAGACGGCAGCCAGGATAAATTTGAGCAAGTTGTTGGATGGGGAGAATTTTGTTGAGGTGGAGAGACCGGCTTACGAGGCCACTATCACTCAACTGAAGATTTCCAATATCGAGTATTCCGAGGCTGTCAAAAAAGCACAGGCGCTGCTGAATATTCAGGAGTCGATTAAGAAGGTAAAGGATGATATTATCGGTGATGTCAAACTCTATGTCAAAGAGGTTGAATCATCAGCCAGGAAGAAGTTTGTCCTGTACTTCCTTGGTGGTATTGTTGCGGGTGGGGGTTTAGTTCTGTTAGCGAAGTAAGGTCTATTGCGGTATATGTTTTGACGCTTCACGATGTAATAACATGAAGTTTGTATCCGTAACTACCAAAGAGCAGTTAAGTAGGTTGTGTCAACGTCTGTCTGATTTTAAAGGGATTGTCGCTCTGGATATTGAAACCGAGTCAACTAATCCGTGGAGAGACGATATTGTGGGCATTGGACTCTGTTGGGGGGAGGCAGGAAGTGCATACATACCTATAAAACATAGGTATGACCAACCTTTTGAGTCACAATACGCTCTGAATATGCTCAAGAAGCCGCTTGAGGCGGTTGATTTGTGTTGTTTTAACGCCCCTTTTGACCTTGAGTTTCTTGATTTGAGAGGCGGAATAAGACCAAAATTGCCTGTAGATGTGGCTATTTTGGCTTATATAAACGCAAAATATGAGGCTTTAAACCTTAAACATGTCTGTTCTATCGAACTTCCTGGGGTTAAAACAAGCTCTTTTAAGGATTTAATGCTTGAATATGACCTGAAACCATCTAAAAACTCGATTTCGGAACTTCCTATCGGGGTTGTAACCGATTATTGCGGTCGGGATGCCCTAGCTACGTTCCTTTTATACCGAAAATTGTTCGATTCGGTCAAAAATCACCCTATTTACCCTCTGGAAAGCCGACTTTTGCCTGTAACTATGTGGTTGAGGCGAAACGGGGTGCTTATTGACCGGAGTTTCTTTGAAGATGAGGAAAAGACGCTTTTGGAGGAGTTGGGAGAGGTAAAAAGCATTATAGGAGCACAAATTTCAGATGCTTCGGGTCAAAAAGTCGATTTTAACATTGGTTCGTCAAAACAACTGGGTCAAGTCCTTTATAAGACCTTAAAATTGAGGTGTGACGAGTATACGCCGACTGGACAACCCAGGACTGACAAGGAACAGCTTGCAAAGTACAAATGGAAGCACCCCGTGGTCAAAAATATTGTTACTTTCAAGGAAATTCAGAAACTCCTCTCGACTTATTACTCAAACTACATGAAATACGTCGAGAAGGATGGTCGAATCCATGCAAGTTATAATCAAACAGGCGTACCCACAGGTCGGTATAGTTGTTCTGACCCTAATTTGCAGAACATTCCTGATAAGAATGCGTGGGAAATTGAGACCCCGGCAGGTAAAAAAGCGGTTTGTGCCGGTATGCGAAATGGTTTCATAGTGCCTGAAGACTGTTGGTTTGTCGAATTTGATTATAGTCAGATAGAAGCGAGACTAGCAGCAGGGGTGACACAGGAGCCGATTCTGCTAAATGCTTTTTCTGAGGGGATTGATTACCACACAAAGACCGCATCTTTGGTGTTCAGCATCCCTGTGGATAGCGTGACGAAAGAACAGAGGAGGATGGCCAAGAGATTGAACTTTGCTTTGTCCTATGGGATGGGAACAAACAAGTTGTGGCGGGTGCTTAATGAGGATATTCCTATTTCGTACAAGGATTCGGCGGGGTTCAGAGACACTTATGTGAAGTCTTATCCTACAATGTTTCACATGGCTGAGGTTATCGGAAAGAACGCCGAGAGAACGAGGTATGTTGATACAATCTTCGGTAGGCGTATTCCTGTGTTTGAATTCCTTAAAGGGGATGAAAAGTCGTTGCAAGACGGGAGGCGCATGGCTTATAATGGGGTAATCCAAGGTAGTGCCGCAGATATTTTAAAAAGAGGTCTGATTAAGACTTGGAATTTGATAAACCGCAAATATGGGATGGATAACGTCAAATTGACCATGACGATACACGATTCGATGGAATTTGAGGTCAAAAAAGACATTCCGATGGTTGAGTTCGTTAAAGATGTGATTGCAGAGACGAGATTGTGCTTGAAAGGATTTCCTGTGATGTTTGTAGAACCCTCTGTTGGAAATGTCTGGGGCGGGTTGCAATCTCCTCAAAAAGAGGAGGATTTTAACATGTTTTTCGCCCGATTGTCAGGAAAAACGACAGTTGACCTGTCGGTTAAGCCTGTGGTTGTGAATGGCTCAAATGGACGAATTTTTGTGGTTGAATTGCCGGAATTTACCAAAGATGGTAGTTTCCGTACTATGACCCAGGTTGTAACTCTGAGGAATTACCTTGTGGGGCATCCTGGGAAGAATAAAGTGGTCTTGAAGATAGGTTCCCGTGAAGAGACACTTCCCTTTGACACGGCGATTAATCTAGAAGACAAAGACAGGATTGCTTTGATGATAGGAGCGCGTTTCTATGAGAGGGTAGGATGAAAGTACAATTCTTGACTGCTAAAGAGTTGGTAGATAAGATGGGGTACAGCTTGAAGTCTGGAGGGAATGTTTATGGATATGAAGTGGCTTCTGGTATTGCCTTGAATAGTTTAAAGGGAGCCGGAGTAGAAATTGCCGAGGATGCGAGGTTGTGTTTGCAGTACACCCCCCCACATTGGTTTACTCCTATAGAGGGTAAAATTAATGTGATTTTCTCAATGTGGGAGGCTGAGAATATTCCACCTGATTTACTTGAATCGTTTGTTAAGGCTGACGCTATTATTGTGCCATCTAAGAATTCAAAGGAGGCTTTGAAGAGAGGCGGGATATTGAAGCCTATCTATATTTGCCATCAGGCCTGTGATACAGATTTTTACTACTTCAAAGAACACGAAACGGCTGGTTTGGGAGGGACTGTTAGGTTTTTATGGGTTGGTGCGCCGAATGTTCGTAAGGGGTACGACTTGGCAATTCAGGCCTTCTACGAGGCGTTCCATAACACAGGGGCTAACGTAGAATTGTATGTTAAGTCTACTCTGGAGGGGAAAGAAGGGGAAATCACTCCCATGACTAGATTTAATGCTGTTGTTGATACAAGGAATTTGCCGAAAGAGCAGTTGAGGGAGCTTTACTGGTCGTCTCAGGCGTTTCTATATCCATCTAGAGGAGAAGGGGCAGGGCTGCCCCCTATGGAGGCGATGTCAACGGGGCTGCCGGTTATTGGGCCTAGATATGGTGGGATGAGAGACTACATGTTTTCTGACTATTCTTATCCTGTGAAGTGGAAAATGGTGGAGTGCGAATATGGTATTAAAACTAGATTATGCGAAGTGGATATAGATGATTTGATTACTGTTCTGTGGAAGGTGTATAATAATATTCCTCAGGCTCTTGCTAAGGGAGAGGGCGCATCAAAGTTTGTCAATTGGGTATTCTCCCCTCAGATGATGGGGAAATCACTGACTGGTGTTTTAGAGACAATTGAGGAGAAATATAATGAGTGATAAGTCAGGGGTTCCACCCTCTGAGGTTGGTCCGAAAGGACCGAGGATGGGGAAGTTAAATCTTGGGGAGATGGTTGAAGCGGTAGTTCTAGCTACGTACATTAAGGTGCTTTGTCAAAAGCGTAATCTGCAAATGCAAGGGCAGTTCTTTGAGGGGCTGTTGGCTGGTTATGACCATTGGTTTAGAACTCTTAAAATTCCTCAGGATTTGTTTGATGAGCTTCAGGAGAAAATAGATAAAGATTTGGTTATGAAGAGGGCAGAAGAGTATATGGATAAGGCGATGGGTCAACAGGGTAGAATAATTGTTCCTGGTGTTCAGGATGTTGCGGCGGCAAAAGCGGCTAAATCCATTTTTGATCGTCAGTTTAAGGTGGCTAAATGAGTATGATTGTTTATGTTTTACTGCTTACATTTGTTATGACGGGAAGTGTTCTGACAGGTGTGGCATCTTGGTATGGACCTGGGTTTCATGGTAGGTTAACAGCTAGTGGAGAAGTTTTTGATATGCACGCTATGACTGCTGCACACAGGAAACTCCCATTGGGGACGATGGTTAGTATCAGAAATATGTTGAATGGGAAGACTGTGGTAGTGACAATCAACGACAGAGGACCCTATATTGATGGCAGGATGCTTGATGTTTCGTATGGGGTGGCTGTAAAGTTAGATATGGTGGATAGGGGGTTTTGTCCTGTGCAGGTTAAGGTTATGAGGTTACAATGAAGGTTAGTGCTGGATGGTTTGTTTCAACACCGTGTGATGTGGAGTTTATAAAGCATTTACATGGTCTGGAGAGGAATATTCAGGTGTCGTTCTATGAGAGACAGGATTTGTCGTGGACTTTGGCTCTGTCGCAGTATTCAGATAGAGTCACTTCTGTCCATCTTCCTAAAGGGCTGTCTGTGAGTGATTATCGAGAAGGGGGAGTGGTTGACAGTCTCATGGATGCTTTTAGTACAGACCTTTTTGTTGTGCATCCTTGGGCTGAGGATTTAGAGATCATAGTTGATGTGGTACTGGAAAGAGAGAAGTTTTGTCTTTGTCTGGAGGGGTTTTCATTAGGGAAGGGTAAGGGAGGGGTGATTAATTTAATAGAGCGATTTGGTAAAGTTATGCGTACCTATCCTCACATTGGTTTGTGTGTGGATTTCTCCCATATCGAGACTGAGGTGATGAGTTGGCAGTTGGTTAAGGCGTTGTTGCCTTACACAAAGATGTTACATGTGTCTACGGTGGTTGATGGTAAACCGCATCGGCCTATGTATAGTACATTGTCAACAGTTTTAGTAAGGCCACTTTTGAATCAATTTTTACAGACACCGATAACTTCGGTGAAGGAGGTCGTGGTAGAGTACGATAAAGAATTTCAGAAAGACCTGTTAAAAGATACGGCTCGTTTGAGTGAGTGGGTAGAGGAAAAAAGGAGGAAATTTAAAAATGACAAGTGACAAGTATGAGTATCGCGTGTTTAGTCCCAATGCTTTTGTTACTCCTGAAGCTATGGAGGAAAGCATGAACGCTTTGGGTGAAGAGGGCTTCAGATTTATTTCGGCGTTTAAGTTTGGTACTTCTGACTTTTTGCTGTTCAGCAAGCCGAAATTTATGAAAATGCCTTATCGAGTGCAAGGAGATTCTACAGGAAAATTTACTATCAAAGGTGGAAGTTCGAGGGTATAGTAATAGGAGCGAAAATAATGCGCCTAATGCAAAAGGTCAGTTTCCCAGGTGGTCGACAGTATGAACAATATACGGCAGAGTTCACGATTGAGGACCAGGATGTTCCAAAAGAACTGCTTGGTGAGTGCAACTTATTGGAAAGGATGTTTTTGTTCAACACCTTGGTTTCAATTGAGGGACTTTTGTTTCAATACGCCAAGGGTTATATTTCCCTAGAAGAATACAAAGCACAAAAAGACAGGCTAATCAGTATTCTCTCGGACAAGTTGAAGAAGGTTCTTGGTGGGCTTTTGAGGGTGGAGAATGGCAAGCGTTGACCTGAGTAATCTTTCCTTGACTTTTAAATTGCTGACGGACGCAATCTGTGTCAAACAGTTTGAGGATGACCGTGACATTTTAGAAATTAGCAGGTTGCTTCTGAAGGCACTAGTTTTGGCGTATGAGGCTAGAGTTTTTTTGCTGCGGGGTAGGAAAGAGGATTCGGCAGAGCAGTATTTAAAGTCTACAGTTAATCTTGTGTTGAAGGGATTAGCGCAGGACGAGAGACGGGCCTACCGAAAACTAAGTGTATCTACAGAGGTAAGAGTCTATGAAGATGCTGTGGAGTATGTGGACGTAGTTTTAGAGGCCTGTAAGAGGTATGAATCAATGTTAAGGCTTGTTGCAGACTCAATGAAGTTAGGAGTAAAATTGGCCTTTGAAGGCCATAATTAGGAGGAATAAAAATATGAAACTGGATTTAGCGAACGCGAAACCAGAGGGCAGGGCTGAATTTCCACGGCTCTCTTTGAAAAAAGATGAGACGGCTAGAATTTGCATCCTCTCGACAAAGGATTGGGAAGTCTCCCTAAGGCATTTTGTCAACGGTGCTGGTTATGTCCATTGTCATGCTATGAAGGACGCTAAGGATGAGATTGACCTTCTTCGGATTGAGGAGGAGGGTGGTAATCCTGACAAGTGCATGATGTGTAAAATGGCTCTTCAGCAGGATAATGGACCTGTGGGTCGTCCTTACAGACGGTTTGCTTTGAGGGTACTTCGCTACGGGACTGACCTTTATGGGAAAGTCACTCTTCCTTTAAAGTTTTGGATGGAAATTTGGATTATCAGTAACGAGAAGTACCGGCAGCTTAGACGGATTGTAGATGAATGGGGAAAGTTGGCTGAGCATGACCTTACTCTGACCTGCTCGGATGCTTCTTATCAAAAGATTTCTATTGATGTGAAAAAGGAAGCGGCCTGGATGAAAGATAAGCAGGGTGTGGTTGGTTATTGGAAAGCTGAACTTGGGAAGTACAAGTTGGATGAGTGTCTGGGTAACTCCTATGACGAAAAGACTCTGGAGAAGAGGCTTTCTCTAGTTGCTCGCAGGGGTCAAAAAACGACTGCCGTCGAGTTAGAGGAAGACTCAGTTTTCTCCTCTGATGAGGCTAAACCCAAGCCGATTGGTGATGTATTTGGGGCGGGTGGTTCGGGAACAGCCTCACCGGTAGATAACGGAGAGGGTACTAAGACAGGGTTTAAAGAAGAAGCTGAAACCGTTGATTTCCTAAAGGAATTGGATATTTCCTGATGGAAGATTGGCATAAGAGTATCGAACAGGAGTTTGGTAGTGATGTTTTTTTGTCTGGTTTTAGTGGCGATGTGGTTCCTACTGGAAGTTGTATTGTGGATGCTCTTACTGGTATTGGGGGTTTCCCTATTGGCGGAATTGTGGAAGTCTGTGGTACAGAGGGTAGCGGAAAGACAACGTTAGCCCTCACATCTATGGTATCGGCGTTGAGGTCAGGTAAGTCGGTGATGTGGTTAGATTTTGAGCGGAAACTCAGCAGTACCTATGCTAAGAAACTTGGAGTTAATTTCGATTTGGTTAGGGATTATGTGTTATCTCCTGAATCTATGGAAGATGGTTGGATGATGATTAATCGGTTTTGTGAGGCTCCTCAGCACAGAGGGGGTATGATTTTTGTGGATAGTGTGGCTGCTATGCCCCCTATCTCTGACCTAGAGAAAGTGAAACTGATTATCGGTCAGGTGCGTGTCGCAAGTATGGCACAAGTTATGTCGGTAGCGTTTCGTCAGATGATTAATGTCCTCAAAAAATCCCAGGTAGGGATAGTGTTTTTGAACCAAGAACGCAGTCTGATAGACACTACGGGAAGAAGCATAGGACAGAAAACAACCCCAGGAGGAGCGGCTCTTAAATTTTACAGTTCGTTGCGGTTGAAAATGGAGATTAAAGGGGCCATAAAAGAGCCTCAAATTGACCCTATATCGGGGGTTGTAGCCGAAATTGTGACGGGATTAAACATTCAGGTGACTGTGTTGAAGAATACGTTGGCTCCAAGTTATCGAAAAGCGTGGGTTGTTCTCCGTATGGATGAGGGTATCGACAACCTTACATCGGCGGTGAAAATCGCGGAGAATCTGGGTTGGATAAAGAAAAAGGGTTCTTATTATGTTCTGGCAGACCGATTTAGTGGCAGTGACACACTAGGTGGTCACAAAGAACATGGTTTTGAGCGTTTGAGGAAGTTTTTTCTGAACAACTCTGATGTGATGGGTATTCTTATGAAGGACGTGAACGATTATCTAACGTCCAAACCAATAAAATCAATGGAGGAGTAAATGTCAACGGCTATTGAACGTGTAGAAAAACTCAGGGATGCTTTCCTGACTAAGGACCAGGCTCTAGAGAAGGCTGAGGTCTTTGAAAATTGTCAGGAGCTTCTTGTGAAGGGGAAAACTAAGTTTGAGTTTCATCCTTCAACGGCTAACACTTTTTTGATGCACTACAACAACGGTGAGTATGTGGTGAGCCAGGAAAGTTTTGTGAAGTTAGGTCGTCTGGTGGGGATTCCCTCTACCTATGCTGAGAAGATTCCGGCTCAGTATTTGTTCCCCCATCTTAGTTACTGGTTTGCGGATGGTGACGTTGGCGTTAAGGCATTCATCCGTCCGACGAATGGCGGTGGGGATGTTCGGCCTAAGATTGCTGGTTTTGCCAAGGAAGACGCTTTCTACTATCCTCTGTCTCGCATTTTTGAGCAGATTGATAAGGTGCGTCCTGACTATCTTGTAGAGGGTTTGACAGATGTTACATGGAGAGACACCACCTTTGGACTTGTTTTTCCTGAAACTGAATTTATAGTTGACGTAGGGAAAGGTGAATTGAAGAGAGGTGACCATCTATTCGGAGGGGTTAAGGTTAGGACTTCTCTACTGGGTGAGTTCCCCTCTAAGGTTGCGGCTTTCTTTATGACTCTGATTTGTCTGAATGGGATGATTAGCCGAGATGAGATTTATACATTCAATCGTCGTCTGGGGTTTGAGGGACTTGATGAGTGGTTGATAGACGGAATCACGAGTGCTATTGGTGCGCTTGAGTCTGAAATCGGTAAGGTTCGTAGGCTTACTGATATTGAGATTTCAGATGAGGCTATTCCCCCTTATGTATCCCATATGTTTGACCAGATGGGTATTAATCAGAAGACGAGGGAAGCAGTTTTAGGTAAGTTAGTTGAACGGCACCCCAGGAACCTGTATGACCTGATGAATGCTGTAACTGAGGTTGCTCATAGTATTGAGAACCGCAGGGAAGTGTATACTTTACAGGCTTTGGGTGGGTTTGTGGCGAGTCACGCTGAGTCCTGTGACCGTTGCCACAGACCATTTTGATTCGTTCAGTTTTACCTCCTTGGGTGGGGGGAGAGGGCTTTATACTCCTTTCTTCCCTCTCCCCCCTTTTTATTAGAGGCTATATTATGAGAATAGGAAGAAGTAGATGCATGATAAAAAAGAATGGAATCCTGAGCATTTTGATGTCAATTATTATGAGAGGAGTGAGAAAACTCCTTATGGTGGTTTCCAGGTTCCGTATACATGGGAAAACTTTAAGAATCATGCTTACGCCAAAATCGCCTTTATTAGGAAGTATTTTGGTGGATTTGACATAAAGACAATCTTGTTCGGAGGTTGTGCTAAGGGATTTGAAGTGAGGGCAGCTAAAGAACTAGGTTACGACGCTTATGGGATTGATATATCAGAGTATGCTCTGGTTCATGCAGACCCGTCGGTGCTGTCTCAATGCACTCTTGGGTCTATTACTGATTTATCTAAGTTTTATAAGGATGATTCGTTTGATTTATTTGCTTCATTTGATGCGTGGCATACGATTCATCCTGATGAAAGGGAACAGGCAGCTAAAGAGATAAGTCGAATCACCAAGAAAGGTATTCTAATACGGACGGGGTTTTGTTCTGGTAAACAAGTTGGATTTATTTCATACGATGGTGACGTTGAATATATAGACCCTGAATTTAACGGTACGTATGACGGTAATCCGTCTTATCAGGATTCGATTGGTCTGTTCTTCAGACGGTTTGAAGAATTGGGTAAGTTTGCAGGTTTCTTTTCCCCTGTAGTCTGGGATAGGGATTACTTCATTTGGTACAGTCTGTGTCGTTCTGGTAATGACATGTTACGCAAGAATTATGGGGCAGGTGGTGGAGTTTGATTAAGACCATTGTAGTTAAGGGTTATCAGAGCCTCTATGACATCTCTCTGGAGATGGGGAAGTTCACAGTAATTTATGGTGAGTCAGATGTCGGCAAAAGTAGTTTATACCGGGCGATCAGGGGTCTGCTGACGACTGAAAGCGGGGATGCATTCATTTCTAGGGGGGAGAAAGGTGCTTTTGTCTCTCTGACGCTAGATTCAGGGGAGAAGGTTACTTGGGTTAAGAGGCGGGGTCAGAGCAGTGAATATACTCTGGGTAATCAAATTTACAGGCGGTCCAAGCAAATTCCAGACGAGATTGCGAAGGTGTTGAGGATTGCACCGATTGTTGTGGATGGTGACAAATTTTATCCCAATCTCAGGGGTCAGTTTGATAGTCTATTTCTGTTGTTTGATTCATCGTTGAAGAGGGCAAGGGTTCTGGGTTCTTTGATTTCCAATATTCTGTTAACTGGTATCCGTCAAGTTAACTTAGAGAGGAATCGGAACGAAGCCGATATTAGGGCAGCAGGAGATTTGAAGCAATCTTTAGAGGATAGAGTGAGTCAGAACTGGGATGGTCTACTTAGAGAGACGGATACTTTAAAACAGACTTTGGTTGTGGCTAGAAAGATTCTTGACCGGATTGAAGAGATTAGAGTTGTAGTAGAGGAAATGGAGACGCTCAAACCCTATGAGTCTTTGATTTATGCTCTTTTGAACGAGAAAGATTTAGTGAACTTGGTTGAATTACTTGACAGGTATAGCGAGATTGCTGAGGTAGTTGCGGAAGTTTCTGGTGAAAAGAGTTCACTTGAGAGGAATGAATTTTTGATGGGAAAGGTAGAAAAGGACAGGGATGGGGCTAAGATTCTGTTGGATGATATGAAAGAAAAACTGACAATTACCTGTCCGAATTGTAAGCGCCCGATTTCGTTGGTGGAGATGGGAATTGACTGAGATATTGTTCTGGTCGGACCCCCATAATTCTGATACTCCCCCCCGTATGCGTAAGGATTCTTATTGTGAGGATATTCTTGCGAAGCAGGAGAAGATTGCCGAGTTGTCTAAGGGATATGATTTAGTTATTTGTGGTGGGGACGTTTTTCACCAGAAAAGGGCTGACAGGATATCGTATCGTTTGGTGAACAGGTTGTGTGAGATTTATCGAGAGATGGGTAATCTGATTATCGTTCCTGGTAATCATGATGTTGAGACAAGGTGGGATTTCAAAGTGCGCCCTTTGGGAATTCTGTCTCATCTTCCAAATGTAAGGTTGAGCCACGCGGAGTCTATTGAATTTGATGATTTTGTTATGCTGACGTATGGGGGGGCAGAATTCTTCCCTGAGGTAGAGTTTTTGAGTTGGTTAGAGGGTGAGTCTAGGTTGATTACTGTTAGAGATAAGAGACACAGGGTAGGGGTGTTTCATCAGGGTATTGGAAATACGGCATGGAATTTGCCTTTTCCTATGATTGATGCAAGGAAAGTTGAAAACTGGGTGGATTTTGGACTTATCGGTCATATTCACAGCCATGTAGGGTATGTTAGCGCAGGAAAGTTGTACTGTGCGGGGGCAATCAGCCGTGGTTCACTGACCGGTGATGAGGTGGATAGGCCGGTTTGTTATATGCATGTGGAGATTGGGAAAGACCAAATTTCCTGTGGTTTGCAGGAATTACCTATTAAAATGGGGGAGGAAGTTTTCAAGATTTCCGAGCGGATGGCTGAAAAAAAGACAGAGGCGGGGGTCAATCAATTTCTGTCTTACATAGAATCGTTTGACCTGCCCAAATCTATGAGTGCAGAGGAGATTATTTCCTATATCGAGTCCAATACAGAGATTGACAAGAAGGTTGCTCATAAGGCTGTGAGTGTCCTGAGGGGTTTGTGATGAAGTTATTTGAAACGACGCTTTCTTATACGTTTCTCTCAACCTACCAGAAGTGCCATCGTCGGGCTTGGTTGCAGTACGTTAAGAAGGTTGTTCCGCCTGAGAAGGTCAATCAGAGGCCGTTTATCGTGGGAATTTGCGCAGACTGGTTGTTTAAGAAGTGGGTTGCTGGTGGCTACCACTCCGATTGGATGGAGCAAGAAGCCAGGGGAATCTTTGAATGGTTTTCTACAAAAAGAGTGATTCGTTACCTAGATGGTTCAGATAAAGAGAAACTCATCCTCAAGTTGACTATGGCGGTGAAAGACCTACAACAGGCTGCTTTAGACGAGAAGTTTCCTGATAGGGTGCTTAATCTTCAGAAAGAACTTAGGGTAGACTATAATCAATTTGTTATGTCAGGTAAGTTAGACATCTGGTTTCCTGAGGAGAAAGCTATCTGCGATTTGAAGATAACATCGTCTATGAAGTACCTGGATAGTTTTCAACTGAGGTATTTTGCGTGGCTGATGGAGCGTAAACACACTATTTTTGTTGAGAAACTCACGTTTCTCTCTCCTATGATGAGGCCGTATCTCAAGGAGGTTTCTTGGTTGCCTAATGATAAGACAGAGTTTGACCTTCTGTTGTTTGACGTTCTGGGGCGGATTGCGTCGAATGATTGGTCTATAACAACTAAGGATTGCTGGAGTTGCCCTGTGGCATCCTTCTGCGAAGAGTTTACTGTGGAGGCTGAGAGAACGAAATCAGCTTCTGGTGGATTTAAGATAAAAATAGGAGTAGAAGATGGAGGTATCGAAGAAGAGTTATAACGCGCTCTTGGCTCACTATCGGGAATTAGAGACGACGTTAGCCACTCTGTCGGGGAGAAAAGAGGAAGCCACGAAGAGGCTTAACACTTTAGAGGGGCAGTTAGAGAAGTTGACGAAAGGAATGGATGTTGATGAGGTGTTGGCGAGGTTGGAAAAAGAAGCGGAAGTGAGGATTGACACGCTAAGGGCCAAGGTGGTAGAATTGGAGCGGCTAGTGGCTGATTTTAAGGTTTCTAAAATTAACAATGATTTTGATGTGGAGGTTTAGATGAAGTTTATTATTCGCAGACCGTTTTTGTTGGCGTTATTGGAGAAAGCCTGGACTGTGACTATCGGGGGTACTCTTTCTACAACTAAGGGTTTTTACTTTGTCCAGAAAGACGATACCCTGACGGTTGCTCGTACTGACAGTATCTTGAGTGCGGTGGCTTCTACTAATGTGGTTAATTGGGTGAATAAAGAAGCTCCCAACGAATTCCTTGTGGATGCCGAAAAGTTCCTCCGGCTGATTAGAGGTCTTGCTTGCGATGAGGTTTCTCTTTCAGTTGAGGATAATGAAATTGCGATTTCTGGAGACAACTTCAATGCAGAGTGGCTCCTGTTCGATTTAAAAGACTTTCCGAAATTGCCTGTGTATCACAGGGAGATGAGCCTAGAAGTGCCTACAATCGAGTTTGTGGGGGCAGTAGACAGGATTCGCTACGCTGCGTCGATTGAATCCCTGACTTCTGCTTATAAACAGATTTACTTTGAGAACGGGGCATGTTGGGCGACTGATGGTTATAACTACCAGGCTGTTGAAACTAAAATTACACTCCCAAATCAAGTTGCTCTGCCTCTTATCGGATTGGATGTTGTAAAGTTTTTGCGTCTCTCAGGTGTCAGTTCGTTCTTTTTGTCGTGGGATGATGACCACTACTATTTTATGATAGGGAATGACGCTTTTGTATGTCGGCGATCTCCGGTTCAACCTCCTAATCCTTTATTGGATTTCTACGGTAAGTTGAGTATGGAGTATCATAAACTTCCCTATTTCACTTTTGAAGTCAGATTGCTTCGCCGGATTGTTGAGAGAGTGGCTATTACCGGTAGTTTTTCTAACAAACGAATCTGGTTTCATGTGACTCCTACAACTTTGACTATCAATGGGGTCGATGAGGACGGGAATTCCAGTTCAGAGGTGCTTATTATCACTTTAAATGGAGATAAGACAGATAGAACGCTTGGGATTCACTACGAAATGCTACTGTCTGCGTTAGCTTCTGTGAGGAAGGAATCAGCCAATTTTAGATTCAACAAGAATCATTTTCTTATTACGTCGGAGGATAGTACAGCTATTCTCCCCTTGTTGAAAAAATGAGTGAATTAGGCGACTTGGAAAAGAGGCTGGAGTTTATTTCTAGCCTTATTACTAGAAATAAAATTGAGAAGGACGTTAATGAGAAAACGATGGTTCGTCTTGATCTGACTATGGAGGATAAGAGAGAGTCTAACGAGACTCTTCTCAAGGTAGCTGAGTTGTTTAAGTCTTTGGGTGGGTCACATGAGAAAGACCTGTTGGATAAACTTAGCAAATTTGTTAACTATGGGTTGGTGGTGGTGTTTGGTGGTCATGGGATTTTCGTTCCTGCCATGTCTCTTGACGGTAAGGATATCAGAGTAGATTTCTTTATCGAAGTGGAAGGCAGCCTTTGTGGTATTGCAGACGCTAAGGGAGGGGGAGTCGCAGAGGTTGTGAGCATTCTTCTTCAGCTTTTCTTCATGGTGGTAATGAGAGGTCAGGGGGTTGGTGATGTGCTGATAATGGATACGGCTCTTGTGCATCTTTCTGACCAGTATCACGAGAGGATGTCGGCTCTGTTGAAGGAGCTTTGCGATAAGTTAAACATTCAAATTATCCTGATGATTCACTCGATGGCTTTCGGTAAATACGCTGACAAATTGTATCTGTTTAGACAAGAGGAAGGAAAGACGATAGTGACGGAGGAAATGAGTGGATAATAAAAGGTTTGGTTTTACACCTTGTTTTGTGAAAAGTTTTAAAGGATTTGATACGGCTGGACAACCTGTATTTGAGATGTCCTGTATCTGTCCCGAGTGTTTGGGGAGAACAACTCCCATCCACCCTTGGGTTGAGGAGAAGAAAGATGAGCGAAGTGAGCCTGACGGGAAACGCTAAACTTATTAGGCTTTCTACTAAACCGTTTAAAATTTTGGCTTTAGATTTAGGGACTCATTGTGGATGGGCAGTATCAACTCCTTGTTCTGTGGTTGAAAGTGGGGTGCAGATGTTTGATTTGCGGAGGGGAGAAAGTCCTGGGATGCGGTTTATCAGATTTAATAAATGGTTATCTGAGATGTTGATTAATGTGTTTCCAGATATGGTTGTTTATGAGACGATGTTTGCTTGTCGTGGTCCTGCTCTTGAAGTTTTATTGGGTATGTATACTAGGATACAGGAACAATGTGCTATGAAGAGTATTCCTTACGCTGGTATGAACGCGATGACACTGAAGAAGCGGGCTGCGGGAAGTGGTAAAGCATCTAAAGACATGATGATGAAGGCGGCTTCCGAATTTATAGGCCATCTAATTTTAGATGATAATGAAGCAGACGCAATTATGCTTTTAAAAATTGCTATGGAAGACTATGCTACATGAAGAATGGTATTCAATTTATCAGAAGGCGGTGTGGGGCTGTGAAGCCTGTTCCGCTAGGCATGAGTGTACCCGACCGGTTCCTGGTGAGGGAGATTTAAATTCGTCTTTTTTGGTTGTTGGTAGGAACCCAGGTAAGAACGAAGATATTCTAGGGCAGCCCTTTGTTGGACCTGCTGGTGAGGTGCTGGATAAGTTTTTGGAATTGTGTGGCGTGTCACGGAGTAAAGGTTGTTTCATCACAAATATGTGCTTATGTCATACCAGAGAGGATAGGTTTTTATCTAAGGAAGAGGTGAAGACCTGTGTTAAGGGATTTTTAATACCGACTTTGGTTCAGTTGAAGCCGAAGGTCGTTATGGTATGTGGGACGCAGCCAAATTATTTTATAAACGGTATCAAGAAACCGTCTCATCATCATGGTGAACTGTTTGAGCATAGGTCAGGATTCCACACTATCTGTAGTCTTCATCCGGCAGCAGTTTGTTACAATCCCGACTTGTGGGTTAGATTTGAGGTTCTGGCTCCGGTTGTCAAGAGGTTACTAGATGATAATACGGTCTCCTGAGGAAGTTGAAGATTTTTTAACCCGACACAAGTTTGATTTTGGCGATTTGCCGCACGTATATTTAGGCCAAGAAGACGGGAGTTTTCATAAGGATTGGGGTTTAGCCAAATATAAGATTCTTTTCTCGATGCTATGGCGGTATCAGGATAGTCGTGGGAATCAAACTGTTCCACTTCTCTATCAGATTATAAATGAGTGGCGACCAGGAGAAGTTCTGATGGAGAGGGCCAATGTACCTGAGACAGAGGAACACTATAAACTTTTCCGTAAATATCAGATTCCTCTGTTCGGTGTGGAATCAAAGCACAGTGCAGGGGGCTACGATATGATAATGACCTCCCTTAGTTATGTTCCGGTCTGGTGGAATTTCCCCCTAATGTTGAAACTTAGTGGGATTCCAGTTCTTCAGAAAGATCGTTCTGATGAAGGGCAGTATCCTTTAATCATGGTTGGTGGTTCGTCTGTCTATGGTAACTTTGGGTTGGTGTTTCCTGTAGTTGACATAATCTATTTTGGTGACGCTGAAGATGAAGAAGATGGAGGGGTTTTGCATTTATTGGATTACATTATGGAGTTGAGGGGCCATGGGTTACAAAATTCGGAGGTTCTAGATGCTATTCAACCTAACTTCCCTTATATCATGTGCCCCAGGTTCTACACTCCTCACTATGAGAAAGAAAAGTTTACAGGATGGACATCGGCTCCGTCCAAGTTTCCCAAGAAGTTTGTCGTTAGGAAATGCAAAAATCTGGATGCGGTTCCTAAGTACACGAAGCCAATTCTCTCCTATACTGATAATACGATGGGTCTGGGTGAAGTGGAGATTTCCAGGGGTTGTCGTGGGATGTGTGCCTTTTGTGGTATCGGATGGAAGTACCGTCCATATCGGGAACGGTCTGTGGAAGTTATGGTTGAAGCTCTGACTACGAATAAGCGAAACTCTGGGGCGGTTTCGTTATGTCCTATCGCAACGGAATTTGCGTACTACTCACACAAACGCAAGTTAATTAACGAACTTGCCAAGCACAGCCGGTATGTTGACCCTCTTTCCATGAGGATAGATGCTTTTGCAAGCGACGAAGAATTTGATATTTTCCTGAGGAAATTGTGTATGAATCAAGTGGCTCTGGGAGTGGAAGGAGTTTCTCAAAGACTTAGGAATAGAATGATGAAGGGAATTTCTGAGGAGGAGATTCTGAAGGCTTGTAAGATTGCGATTGAGGCTGGTTTTGACAGGGCCAAGTTTTTTATGATTGCAAATACGGACGAGACTTGGGAAGATTTTGAGGAGTTCTTTTCTCTCTTAAAGAAGGTTGTGGATATGAAGAACAGAGCTAGGTCTCGATTAAAGATTAGGGCTTCGTGGACTCCGCTTTTTGTGGAGGCTTGCACCCCGCTACAATGGAAGAGTCCTACGATTCTACAAGACAATATTGATTGGAAACAGGTATACAACAGGTTGAAAGAACTCGGTATTGAGATGAAGTACGGGGTGAAACGCAATTATAAATTTATGCGGGTTTCTCAGGCTATGCATATTGGAGATACTCGGTTTGCTGAAGCAGTTGCTCTGGCAGCAGAGGAATCTGATAGGCCATTCTATTCGGGGTTTGATGATAAGTGCATCCCTAGACTTGAAAAATATATGGAGCAGACTGGTTATTCTTGGGATTATATGCTCAGAGAGAAGACCGAAGATGAGGAGTTTATATGGGATGTTGTTGACAGGGGGGTCAAGAAAGAGACTTTATTGAAGTTGTGGAAGAAGATTAAATCAGGGGAGATGGATATGAAGAAAGTCAAGATTGTTCCTACAATGGATAATTGTGAACTGACAAAGACTCTCTATAACGAACAGGAAGCATTCTTTTGGGCTGTAGTGAAGTACAGGGTTTCTAAAGGATTGGATACGGTTCCCAATGCTTACTGGACGGCACACATAAGCAGGGCTGGTTTGAGGAGCGGGGTCCCCCTGGCAGTGAATAAGATTCACTTCTTTAGTAATCACGATAATGGAAACTGGTATGGAGGATTTGATTATATCGGTATTGGTTTAAGAAGCACACCATCCCCTGATAGTTGGTCTAAATTTTGTTCTGAGTTACAGCCGTTGGAGTATCAGAATGTATTGTGGTTACTAAATATGAAACCTACGTGGAGCGATCTGGTTAGTTCCTACCGGGTTGAGACTGACATTTCTCCTGCGGAGTGGGCAAAGTACAGAATCAAATTTGATGAAGCTGATAAGGTTACTGTGCGGAATAAAGAAACAAGATATTTTTCTGGTGCGTGGAGGCAGTTGGTTGATTTGAAAGAAATCAAGTATATTGATGTTCAGGTTTCTGCCGATGTTGCTCCTACGATTATTCTGAATATCTATATGAGCCATGAGGTAGGGATTAGGTTTGCCCTAGTTGGTCTCCTTCCTGGGGTTTCATCTCGTCGGATAAAGAAGTTTCTGGTTGAGAAAACGGGTTTACACAGGGTAAAAGATTGGGCGGTGCAGGAGAGTTTCTGATGACTAAAGTTGAAGGAAGGTTGGATTGAGTCAGTGGAATATTTCTTGGCGGCCTCGTGGATTTGGCGGTGTAGTTGGGCAAGAGCATGTGGTTCTATTCTTTCAAAAAGTTCTGGCTAACTGGTTTGATAAAGGAGAAACTCTGCCTATTGGAGTTTTGTTTGGGGGGCCGAGTGGAGTCGGAAAAACGACAATTGCTAGGATAATAGGGGCATCTTTAAACTGTGATTGTCGAGTGGGGGTGGAACCGTGTGGGATGTGTAAATCGTGTAAGGATATTATAACAGGTACGGGAGGGATTTTAGAAATAGACGCAGCCTTTTTTGGTTTAGTTGATAATATTCGACAATTAAGGCAGCGATTAAGTTCATATGCTTTTAGTTCTTACCAGGTTGTTTTAATTGATGAGTGCCATGTTATGTCCCGCGAGGCATTTAATGTCTTACTCAAGTTGCTTGAGGAGCCATTGGACAGGGTATTCTTTATTCTGGTGACTACAGCGACAGATAAGGTTATAGAGACTGTAAGAAGTAGGTTGATTGAATTCCGCTTCAAGTCGCTAAAATGGGATGTGGTATTTCCTTACATTTCTAAACTCCTCCAGGCTGAAGGGATTTTGTGTGAGTCGGAGGACATTGTAAAAAAACTTTACATGATAGCTGACCACAATTTTAGGGAGTTGCTGATGATGTTGGAGCAAGCTGCGGTTGTGGGTAATGGTAATATCTCGTCGGATGTTCTTCGGGGGCTTTATGGGAATCTGATGGTCTTTGATTCTATCATTGATTCTCTGGTGGAAGGGGATTTTGTTGGAGCGATTTCGTATTACGATGAGTATAGGTCAATGCAGCCGGATTTTTCTATCTTCTTGTCGGGATTTTTAGATGTACTGACGGATAGGTTGAAGGTTGGTTTGAGGTCTGGTGATTCACGTTCTCCAATATATTTAGCAATAATTAAGAGTGTGTATGAACTTTTAGGGATGCGTTTGACGACTAAAGGGGGTGTACAGGCCAAGTTGCTTTTTGCGAATGTGGTCCAACTGGTTAAAGGAGCAGAGGCTGGTCGTACTGGAACAGGGAAGTCATTAAATGAAGAAGATGTATTTAACTTACTGACTGGTAAAGGGAAGTCGGTAGGTGCTGAGTCGAAACACTAAAGAAGCCTATGGTCCCTATGAGTCTGCCTATAAATCAATAACTCAAGACGCAGAAAAGGAGTTCCTGGCTAAGGTAGGAACCCTCACTGTGTTTCATAAAATCCTCATTGACCGAGTGGCTGATGCCTATGTTGCAGTCTTGAAGGCTGGTGAGATCACCCAAATTGGGGGGGATAATAAAGAGAAAGCGTCAGAACTCTTGACCAAGTGGTTAAGAGTTTCGTTAGCTGAACTGCATACGGCAGCCTTGGAAAAACAATCTAGGTTGCTATTTTTTGAGAAGGTTGTAGATATTGCTGAAAAGTCCGTCGCTGATGTATACTCTAGGAAGGAGTTGCTGACAAAGTTACGGGACTTGGTTGAGGAGAGAGGGTAACTGGTATGTGGGAGGAGTCGGGTGAAAATTCGGGTAGATGTTTGTATCAATGGAGATAAGGTTGATATTGATTCGTCGTTTTTGGAGCGCAGGGAGTCGTGGCTGTCCGGTACAGGTGTGTATCTGGAATTTATACTGAAGGGTAGTTACTTGGAGCCGTTTGATTTTGATGTTGTGGTTGGTGGGGATGGGGCGACGGTGAGCCGCCATTCTTGGAATCGGTTTTTCTTGAATCTCAAGTCCTCTGCTGAGGTTGTGTTTGTGGTGAAGGAATCTGGTAAGGTAGTGGCTGAAAAGAAACTAAATTTTAATGTTGTTCCTTTGTCTGTGCCTTTGCTCTTTACTGTGCCTTATCTGACCTATTATTCTGTCTCGGATATTCGATACTTTGCCAATCGGATTTCGGAGAATATGGTTGGTGGAACGAGATTTATTCTATTCTCGTCACGGACTCTTTCGTATCTTTCTAAGGTGGACATGAATCCAGAGGATGGTTTTTGGAAATTGCATGAGCTTGTTCTCTCAATTCTGACGGAAAGAGGATTGTCGGTTTATGTTTCTCCTTTTGACGATAAAACTCTCTATACGACTCATATTCTAAAACAACTGAGGCCGATGCTTTTGTCTTATGCAGAGCGGAATTTGAAGTTCAACTTGGTATGGGATTTGAGCAGTGGGATTTGGAAAAGCGGAGTTTCAGGGATAGTAGACAGTTTTTGTAATAAGTTTGGTAGGGAAATTAAGATCGCCACCTGTCCTGAGTTTGCGTCTAAATTGGGAGGGGAGGGGTTTGCTCAGATTGTGGTTCGTGGGCTAATGACTGATGAGGTTGAGCCGAATACTATGGGAACGAAGATTTTTAGAGTCCATATTGTGACATCGGATTTCTATAAACTGCGGTCCTTTGTGGCTAGCCTGGTAAAGAATGGTTGGGGAGTGGAATGTGTGATGGAGGATGTTCCATCTTATATACGGAAGGTGCAATTTTCTCTTGGCAACGCTTTGTATAAGGGGTTTTTAGATGCAGGTGGTGGAAAAGCAGCTGATTGAGTTAGCTCATCCTTTTGATCGAGCCTTGTCTCGGATGAGGAATGAGGTTGATACAGCTAGTTCTGTCTTTGAATTTGAGCCGGTTCCTCTGCAAACATTCGTTACAGATAAGGGATATTTGAGTCTTCCTCCTTTATCCTCTCGTCAGGCTGAGGCGGTGACTTACGCTACTCAGATTTATCGGGATGAGGAAATGAGGTTGTTGAAATGGAGAAAGCACCGTCAGGTTGATGAGTGTGTTTTTCTCTGGGGTAAAGGGTCTGGGAAGGATTTTGTAGCTCGCATTATTCTTATGAGGATTGCTTATCTTCTTCTAGCGTTGAAAAATCCTCAGGCCTACTTCTACCATCCTGATATGCCGTGTGGGGTTGAGCGGATTGATATGCTAAATACGGCGACTACGAAAGAGCAAGCGGCTAATGTATTCTTTGGACCGTTGAAGAAGTACATCTCGACATCTCCATTCTTCAGGAATCGGGCGCAGGCATTCAGGTCGGAGATTAAGTTTGATAAGGCTATTCATCTTATTAGTGGGCATTCTGAAGCGGAGGCCCAAGAAGGTCTTAATTTGATTGCTGTTGTTCTGGATGAGATTGCGGCATTCAAGACAGACGAAGAAGTGGCTGATATTAAGAGGATGAAACTCAGGAAGAATGTGCCGCAGTCAGCGGCTTCTTTGTATGATTTTGCGAAAAGTACAGTTATCACTAGGTTTCCACAGGCAGGGAAAGTCATCTTGTTGTCCTTTCCTAGGTTCAATGGTGATTTCATTACGACTAAATATGAGGAAGGTAAAGACAAGCATCATGTCTACGTAAGTAAAGGTGCGACGTTTGAAATTAATCCTATACGGAAGAAGTCGGATTTTGTTAGAGAGTTGGAAGAAAACCCAGAGAGGTATAAGGCTAGAATTCTTTGCGACCCAGGTATTGCTGAGGATGCATTCTTTAAGAATATGGCAGCAGTGAAGAGGAGCTTTAAGACGGAATTTGAATGCCCTGTGGATGAAACGACTGGTAGATTGAAGTCTTGGTTTGTGTGTAAAGATAATTTCTACCGTTTTGGTCATGTGGATTTAGCTAAGAACCGAGATAGGGCTGCTGTGGCTTTTTGTCACGCATTCCAGGTGGAGAAGAGACAGGTAGAAGTTAGGGAGGATAAAGAGGGCCAAGCAGAGACTAAAATTATTATTGTTGATTTGCCCCATGTTCGTCTTGATTGTCTGATGTACTTCAAAGCTCATCCTGGGGGAGAGGTTAATTTTGAGGTGGTTAGGGATAGTATCTTAGACTTTATTGATGCTCGTGGGTTCAAAGTTGAGTTAATTACTTTTGATGGTTATCAATCGGTCCAGATGAAACAGTCATTGGAGGCAAGGGGTATTGTGGTTGATGACCAATCAGTTGATAGGACTAGGGAGGCTTATGAGACATGGCAGGATGCTATGTACGAGGGGAGATTTGTTTCCTATTATATCTCCGATTTGGTGGACGACGAAATTCCTTTTTTGATTGATTTTAAAGGACGTAAAATTGAGCACAGAAAGGGCGGAGGAAAGGATGGTAGTGATGCAGTTGCTGGTGCTGTCAATAACTGTGTGAAATCTGAGATGTGGGGATCGGTTGAATTTTGGACTGCATGATTTAGGAGGATTTTATGAACGCAGAAACGACTGTAAAAATGCCTGAGGATGTAAAACAAGAACCACCTAAGAACACTCTGGCTGAGTTTGGTACTGTCGGTATGGTTACCGATATGATGACCTATCTCCAAGATGAGGTCTTGGACAGGAGAGACATTACTTTAGACCAACTCATTCAGATGACCAAGTGTGACGGTCAGGCCAGGGGTATCTTGAATGCAATTAAATATCCTATTAAGATGGCCAGACCCACTGTTAAGGAAGCCGAAGGCGGGACTAAAGAGGCTGAATTTATTAAGAAAAATCTTTTAGGTCCACCCGCTTCTGGTGGTATGGATACAGCTATCCAGACGATTATTAGTAGAATGGCTTTGGCTATTCGAGACGGATATAAGATTTTTGAGAAGGTATGGGAGCAGAGGGAGGGCATGATATGGTTGAAGAGACTGGCTTATCGAAGCACTCTCTGTACGGATTTTATCTATGATGAAAGAGGGGTTATTAAAGGGGCTAGACAACAGACCTCCTTCCAGGGGAAGAGGTATGATGTGGAATGGGATAAAGAGAAAATTGCCTACTTTATTTATAACCCAGAGGAGAACCCATATAAGGGAGAGAGTGACTTTTATCCGGTATTTTATCATTATGATAAAAAACACAAGTTGTATGCGATTGCTCACTTGGCTTATCAGTTGAATGCCTGTCCCATAAGGATTGGTAAGCACCCACAGAACTTGGGGAAGGAAGAACTGGAAAAGTTTAGAGACGCTTTAAAGTCTCTAGGGACTACGGTTGTTATGACATTTCCTAACACTTGCGAGATTGATTCTTTTGAAAGTGGTAGGAAATTGACCGAGTTTCTGGGGTTGATTCAGCATCACGATGGTATGATGTCTAGGGTTTTCTTGACTCAGTTTATGAATCTAGGTCAGGAGGGTAGAGGAGGCAGTTATGCTTTATCTTCAGACCAGAGCGACTTATTCCTTATGTCCCTCATGTCGTTACTGTTTGATGTTGCTGATGTGTTCAATACTCAGGTCATTCCTCAGTTGATTGACTGGAATTTTGGTACGGATAAGTACCCGAAATTGACCTTTACTCCATTCTCTGATACAATTAGAACAGCTATCATGGACACCTTCAAGACCATTCTGGCTGCGAGATTCCCGCAGGTTAGTGCCGAGATGGTTCTGGAGTTGGAAAAGAAGGTTGCTGAGGAACTGGGGTTGGAGATTGACTATGTAGCAGTACAGGCTAGGATAGAGAAAGAACGCGCTGCGCTACAGAATATTGAGACAAAAGCCACACCAAACAGTAAAAAAGGAGGTCCGGGTACGACTAAAGGGGCGAATGAGGAAGAATCTGACGGTGATTTGGCATCTCAATAGGAGAGGGTGAATGCCGTTCCGAAATCAGCACTCCTGTATGATTAACGAGAAGGTTACAGGTAATATCCAGTCGAAGAGAGCGAAGACACCGTTTGGAGAGGTTTGGGTGGTTACTGGTACAGGGCCAAACGGTAAGGAAGTAGTCAGGAGCATTAGATTTCCCGCTACGATGTCGGTTAGTTCGGCTTCAAGCATTTGCAAGCAACGTGGTGGGAGGTTTGAACCGGCTACACCTTCTGACCCAAAGGCTCAACTTCTTTCAGAGAATTATGGTTTTAATGAATTGTCGGCTTATGCGAAGAAAACCATTTTACGGTCTCTGATTGAGAGTTTTGATATGCCTGAAGGTGATGATGTTCAGTTGGCTAAGTGGAAGTCAGCTTCAGTGAATGATTTGCCCGATTCTGCTTTTCTGATTATTCTTCCTGGGGGAAAGAAGGATAAGGAAGGTAAGACGGTTCCCAGGTCTAAACGGCTACTTCCTTACAAGAACGCTAATGGTCAGATTGACAAAGCGCATGTGCGGAATGCGATGGCCCGTGTTAATCAGGTACATGCGCCAGCTTCAGCAAAAAGGGCTGCTCTTGCTAAACTTATCAGGATTGCAAAAGCTCTTGGGATGGATGTGCAGGAGAGAAAGAAATTCAAACTGAGTGATGTTGATTATTACCTGGGTATCTTAGAAGGTCTGGAGAACTTAAATGCCACTTCCAACTCCAAATAAAGGCGAAAAGCAACAGGATTTTGTTTCTCGCTGTATTTCGTTTGAAACGAAGGCTTCTCCTGATAGGGAAGCCAACCAGATTCAAGCGATGTGTTACGCCCAGTGGAGAAGGGCCAAGGCGGGAAAACTGTCTGAGGAGGATTTTGGTACTATGGAGCATTATGCCCTCTTTGCAGACAATCAGGGTTACGCCTCACAATTTGCTAAGAAGAAGGGCGTTAGATTGTGGAGGAAGCAGATTCTCAAATTTGGAACTTGGATTCATCCTGAAAATAAAGATATTACTTTTGATATTACTCCTAATGTGGTTAAGCAGATTATTGCTAATTTCAATTCTGGTGTTCCTGATGAAGCTCCGGTGACACTGACTCATTCGGATAATCCTAAGGATAAGACTGGTAAAATTAAGTCCTTTATTGAGACTTCTGGTGGGTTGGATGCTGTGTTTAGTTGTGACGATGAAGCTATCAATGAGAGAATTGAAATGAATAAGGACTCGGTTCCTGGGGTTAGTTGTTGGTTAGATTTGAACTATAAGGATAAACAAACCGGCGATGAGTTGGGGGCGGTAGTTAAACACGTCGCTCTGGTGAATCATCCTTACATTGAAGGCATGTCAGGGTTCAATGCGGTTTTATCTGGTTTTGATGCGACGGATGGTAGCTCATATCTGCCTTTAGTAATGAGTGAGAAGGAAAAAGAAGAGGTTGATGAAACAATGCCTGACCTTACAAAAGATGAACTGATTAAGGTTTTAAAAGAGAAACACGATTTGGATGTGGCTACTCTACTTTCTGGTGCGGAGGAACTTACGACTCTGCATGATAGGATTGATAAGGGTGAACTGGTTGATAGTAAATCTGTTTCTCTCGGTGAGGACTTGCTCAAGCAGATTAAGGAGAAACTTGCTCTGAGTGCTGCGGATAGCCTCAGTATTCCTGAGTTGGTCCAGAAATTGCTTGAGAAGGTCGCATCTCTCTCAATGGCTGAGTCCAAACTTTCTGATGCTGAGAAGCAGTTAACTGACCTCAAAGCGGATAAGGAAGTTGCTGCTCTTCTGTCGGAGGGTCGGATTCTTCCGGTTGAGAAAGACGTGTTCCTATCAATGTTTAAGAAATCTCCAGAGGTTTTTACTGAGATGGCAAAAGCTCGTAGGGACATGAAGAAGACTCTGGTTGAGTTAAGTGAGACGGGTGTGGCGTATGAACCGCAAGCTGATGACAAAACTAAAGCGGAACTGGCTAAGCAGATTGAGGCGGCCAAGGCTGAGGGCCGTGTTAAGTAGGATGAGTGAGGGGAAATCTTTGGAGGTAATGAACAATGCCTAGTATTAAACTTCCGAGTGTTGTTGATGTAGCAATCACCACTATTAAGGAACTGTTGGCTTTTACCACGCTTCCTTATTATCAGGTTCCAGGAGTTCTGAAAGCGGCAGAAGGTGCGGTGGTTGTTGGTGATCCGATTGCCTGGAACACAGGTACGGGTGAGTTTATTAAGTATGTGAGTGGTGAGACCCAGGTTACGGATGAAGCGGTTTTTACTGGTACTGCGGCTACAGATGAGTTTGTGTTTGCCCTAGACCACAATAAAATTATTGCTGGTTCGGTTACAGTTAAGATTAACAGTGTTACCAAAGCAGAAGGTACGGACTATAGTCTTGACTATGCCACTGGTGTTCTCACTCTGGTTGCGGACCTGGGTACTGGACTTCCTTTGACGGCTACCTACAAGTATAAGGCTGGTACTAATACTCCTGTTATTGGGTTTGTGAGAATCCCTGGTGATTCCACCTCTGCTGCTGTTCCTATTGAGGTTGTGGTTGGTGGGGCTGTTAAGTATTCGGTGATTTCCGCCGCTTCTTTGTGGAAGAGTTATATTCTGGATGACATCAAGGGTCGTTATATTGTTGCGGCTGATGCGGTTATTTTCTAAGGTGAGAGTAGGAATCTGGTAAGAGGATAAACAATGCCTGAACTAGCAATTCTTGAGCAGACTGTTTTGACTGGTTTAATCCAGAAATATGTGGCTCCGCCTGACCACGTAGCGACTGCCTTTTTCAATCGGCAGAGTCATCCTAACACGGTGGCTAAATGGGATGTTGTTTCTGGTAATCGGTACATCGCACATCCTACTCTCCCGAACAGGGAAGGTAAGATTGTCGGGCAGGCGGGAGTCGGGACGAAAACAGCTTCTTTTATTTATGTTAGAGAGAAGAAAGCCTTTGAGCCTACGACTCTTCGTTGGCTGAGAGAACCTGGGAATTTGGCCCAGAATAATGCAGAGGCCTGTGTGCGTCGGGAGACCCAAGACCTGAATAACAGGCTTGAGCGACTTGTCGAACTTTATTGCTGGCAAGCACTCAAGGGGACGATTACTGTTAATGAACCTGATGTTAAGGCCGTGGTCAGCATGGGTATTCCTGGGACGCATACTCCTACAACTGGTGTTTCGTGGTCATCTACTACAGCCGATATTATCGGTGATGTGAAGGCGTGGAAGAAGTTGATTGCCGCAGATTGTGGGATGGCTGCTTCCGATGTTTATATTAATTCAGTTGTCATGGAGTATCTGTGGAAGAACACAGCTATTAAGACTTGGTTTACTGACAAGAACAAGGAAGAGTATTTCCGTACTGGTAGTATTTCTGGGTTGCTTGGGTTGAATTGGCATGTCTACGATGGTGGATATGTCAATGACTCTGATGTTTTTGTCAACCACATTGGTGATGCTGAGTTGATTATGCTGGCCCAAGCTGCACCGGATACTTTTGTGCTGTTGGAAGGGCTGTCGGCTGATGAGGACGCTCCTAGAAATCATACTGGTAAGTTCTCTAAGACGTGGCAGACAAGTGACCCGTCAGGCCGGTTTGTTCTGATTGAATACAATTTTATCCCGGTCCTGTTACAGCCCGAAGCTGTGGTTTTTGCTGATTTGACTCATTAATTTGTGAGGAATTGGCTCTAACGAGCCGTTAATTCCTTTGCGACCTCTCCTTGTGGGAGGTAGGGTGGGTGGAGGGAAATTACATGGAGGTCTCTGCATGATTGCGATTTGCACGATTGATGGTCTCACTACAGGTGGTAAGTTATTGCGAGTGGGAGAATTTTTTGCGCTTTCTGAACACTTCTTAAAGGAGGTTGAAGGAAAGACAGATGAGCAGGTTGCTCGCTGGCAACTGAAGGTTTACAAAAAGTCTATCTTCAGAAGGCCTACTCCTGAGGAACTGGCGGATGGTCTGAAGGCTAAGAAATTTAATCTAGCTGACTGTGAACAGAAGGAGAAAACTATTATTGGCAGATTTAAGATGCAAGCAGCTGAAAGAGAAAAGAGGGCGGCAGCAGTTCTTATGGGAGATTTAACAGAGGATGTAGAGATTGGAGATGAGTTGAAAATGGCTGTTGGTAAGGAAGCAGTTAAATCGGTTGAGAAAAAATAGTCTTGTATAGGTCAGCCGGATGTCTTTAACTACTCTGGCTAATGAGACAGACGTTAGAAGCGCGGGTAACTTCTCTGATAGGGTGGCTCAGGGAACGATTGTGTTTTACCTTGAGCTAACTTCTTTCTTGATGCGGGATTTGATTACTGATACGGTCTATCAGACTGCGTATCCAGATGGAAGTATGTCTATGTCGAACAAACTTCGACTGGTAAAGGCTGAAGCCCTGATGACGGTTGGTCTAGCTTTACCTGCTGTTGCTGCTCCAACGACACAGGCGGGTACTTTGCAGTCGTTTAATATCGGTCGTACCGTTGATATTGAAGTTAAATCGTTTGCTAAAGAAATTATGGATATGGCAGCTAATTTTATTACTCTGGCCAAGGGTATTATCCCTGCTGGTATGATTACCGAAGAGGGTCAGCAGAGTGTTTGGTCTAGAGTGTATATGCGAGTGTTTCCTAGCTTGTCTGAGATGCCGACTGTGGCTGATATGCACAGCCTGGCTGAGGCTGCGATTCAGGAAGTTCGTGGAGAAGATTTCTTTGAAACGGGTCAGGGATAATGAATATTTGGCATGGTCACACAGGTCTTGATTTTCCACCGGATGTTGCGGGGAGATCGTGGAAGGTAGCAGTTCAGATGCTTGATTCTCGACTTCCTAGGATAATGAGAACGACGGAGAGATTTTTGCAGGATGTTACACCTGAACAAACTGGTTTGATGAAAAAGATGGTCCGTTCTTGGGACCCACGCATAGCAGCTAATGGTGGTTGGCGTTTTGCTTATGGTTGGAAAAAGACAGAATGGCCTGGGAGGGTTTTTTATCCTTTGTTTGTGCTTGGTGGAACTGGTTTGTACGGTCCTAGACACAAGCCCATTAGACCTATCCAAGCTCCCTTTTTGGTTTGGAGAGACACGGAAGGTGAGGTATACGTGCGGTCTGAGGTTGCTGGTCAGCATCCCCAGGATTTATTTGCTGCCTGTGCTGGAAATGTGGATGAACTTATGACTAAAGAGATGAACTTGGCTATGATGGCTGGTTTTAGGTCGATTAAAAATACGACATGTGTTATTAAGGGATAAAGATGCCGATTACTGTTCTGAAGCACAAACAGGCTTTGTATGAAATCTTTACTGCGGCTATGGAAGCCAGTCAACCCCTGGATGGATACTGTGAGGGCGTACTGAAAAGTTCGTTAAAGAAAGTCCCTGGGTGGGATAAGTTTATTACACTGGGAGAGTTTTCGGCTTCAGATGTGGTGACGGGTTTTATGAATAAGAAGTGGAGAGTTGTAACCCAGCTTATCCTGGCTGTTTCTCCTGTGAGGGATATCAGCGAAGGAGAGGAATTGGCTGAGGTGTACAGTTATGAATTGTCCCGTAAGATTAGGACAATTTTGGCTGGTAACAAAATTTTGGTATCCGCATCCTATCCTTCAGGTATATGTATTGAAAGTGTACATTCGGATTCAGAGTTGTTTTTTGTGGTGATACAGGATTTGATTTGTGCCGTTCAGCAGTCTTCTTTACGGATGAAGATGGTTGAGGAGGATTAGTGCCTATTTTTCCTGCTAGTACCTACGCGGCGGTTAAGTCGACGTTGGAGGGTTCTGCTTATCTGACGTATGTGGAAATAGTTACTGTCAGGAAATATCGTCATGGTAATCTTCCTGCTTTTAATCACCATGCTATTGTTATCAGTCCATCTTTCTCACAGGCTGTTACATATCCGGCGAATCAGAAGTATATTATGAACAGCATGCATCTTATATTGCTAGTGGTTATGCATTATGGTGAGGAGGATGCAATTTTGGGGAATACCCCAGGGCTTAACCCGCCTAAGGTTGGTATTTTGCCTATGTATGAGGGTGTTTTTAAGACTCTATTTGAGAACAATTTAGGTGACGAAATTTCGTTAATTCCTGGTATGGAAGAGTTGGATGAACCTTCATTTTTTGACGTTGTTGTGGATGAGGAAAGGGAAGGGTTTATGATGGAAGCTCGTATAGAATACAGGCCTAAGGGAGAAAGATTTGTTGGACAGCCCTTTTAAGTAGGAGGAAGTATGGTTGACGTAAAGAAAGTCAAGGTCAGACTCAGGCCACCTATGGGTTATTTGTGTGTAACTACCCCCTCAACTTCGATTATACTACATTCAGGTGAAACGGTGGAAGTGGATGTGGATACTTATAACAAGAAGTTGAAAGAATTTGCGGACATTGTTCCAGAAAAAGAAAAGAAAGAAAAGAGCGAGAAGAAAACTGTATCTTTTTTATTTAAGGATGAAGAGAAATGACGCTGCCAGGATATGAAGCTCAACGAGTGGAGGATATGTGGTGGGCGTTTTCTACCAAGAAGCAGAAGGATTATGATGATGTTCTTGAAAACACTGACATTACTCTTATGCATCCTATCAGAGAGGCTTCGATTGCTGAGATTACTAGGGAAATACGCTCTGATAAGGAAGCCTACGGGAAGGGTCATGAGTTCACTACTGCTATGTGGGAAGTCGCCAGGGATGTGCGTTTCTCTAGGACGCTGGATGGTAGTTCGACCATTCTGGGTTGGGCATTGGCGTTTGCTCTGGGTAAAGTTGTTACGACTCAGCCTAATCCGGTAGGTGCGGCTAACACGTATCTGCATACAATGACATTTTTTAGCCCCGTTACGGAAGCCACGGCACAACTTCCTGTTACGTCTGTTGTTGAATATGTGAGTGCTGGTATCGAGAGATTGTTATATGCGCTGGCTGTAGGTAGTGTGACGATTTCGGCAGAAGGATTTGAGCAGCTGTCTGTTGCTATCGAGATGATTGGTAGTGGTATGACAGCTACTAATACTATGGTTAAGCCTTCGATGCCCACACTGGCCTATCTGTCCTCAAACGCTGCAATTATTAAGATGGGTGATTCCTCAGAGGATATCAGTACCCGTATTCGCAGTTGGCAGGTGGCGATTAACAACAATCCAAGAGAAGCGCGTGGTTATTTCCCTGGTAGTGGTTTGTACCGTGGTCGTATGGAAATTGGAAGCAGGTCTATTCTACCTAGTTTTGTTTTGGATGTGGCGGCAGATGACGATTTACTGGCTGATTTCTTAGCTGGAACGGAAGTTGCTCTGGATTTAAGATGCGACGGTGACTTCACGGAAGGTACGACTTATAAACACTACCTGCGGATTCGTATTCCATCTGCTAAATATCGTGCATTACCTATCGAAGAGAGTGATGGAATTTTCACCTACGCGGTGACGTTTGATGAGGAAAGTGTTATTTATGATGCGAATGATACTCCTAATCCTATCTGTACTGTTGAGGTTCAGAATAAGATTGGAAGTTATCTAGTGGAAGGTTCTTAATATATTTTAGGAGGGAGAATTTTATGTATGAATTGATGCTTCCTGAATGTTGGTTTAAAGTGAGGGAGGAGAGAGGAGACCGAGTAGTGGTGGTTACTCATCACTTCAGGTCTCCCTCTTCCGAAGACTGGTTGGAGTATTTTAAAGGGATGAGCCAACTTGGACTGAGCAAAGGCCGAGATATTGTAGAACTGTCGGCAGCAGGACAGGAAAAAGATGAAGAACTCTGGGATAAGCTCATCCTTCGGGTATCTGGGTATGCGGTTTCTGGTAAGGACCTGATGGGGTTGGAGGACTGGAAGACTAGAATTCCGTTATCTCACAAACTGAATGCGGTCTCTGGTTTTCTGTATTTCTCCCGCACGGATGTGGGCGAGAATCCCGTGGAAGAAACTGTGCTGGATTTGGGTGAGTCATCGAGAACAATGAATTTTGATGTGCTTCAATTGAGTAAGTCTCACACAGTGGTTTTCACGTTTAATCCTCCAGAATCATCTGATTATATCCGCTATAGCAGAGCTTCGGCCAGGATGCAGGTTGTACGTACCAAGCAGAAAGGGGTTAGCAAATTGCTGGTTCCTTTCAATGCTCCGTTGATGATTGACCTGTTTGACAAGTTAATCGCTTCTGCGGAGGGTTATTCTTATCAGGGAAAGCCTTTGATGGATGTACCTGATTGGAAGTCGAAGATTGATGCTTATCATAAGAGAGAAGCAATCCGAGAACTGTTTGGTATGTCTATGCAGGAAGAGGAGGCTTGAGAAGGAGGGGCTTTGAACGAGCTACTCCGGCAAGCCGCCAAAGTTATAGTTTCGGAGGATACAGGAAAGAGGGTTTGCCCTGGAGAGGAAAAATGCAACACCTTTCGTACATCGGTAGACTCGGAGGTTTGCAAAACATGTCCGAGAAATTTATCAAAGAGCAAACTGTACTCTATCGAAGGGGTGAATGCAGTGCTTCCTTGGTTGTTTCATTTGATGTATCTATATGGACTGACCAAGGTAGGGGCTACCTTTTTAATTGATGACCTGACAAGAGGGGAATGGGATGGATTGCTTATGTTAGAATCGGTGAAGAACGAAGTGGAACATGAAAAATATGAAGCGGAAAGGTTGAAGCAGAAAGCTACATCGGCTATTGCAAGCAGCCGAACAAAAAAGAGGTGAGAGAAAGATAACCCGTTGAGGTTATACAAATGGGCAGTTTTTCCGACTATTTGGAACTTGAACTTCTTGACCATGTATTTAAGGTTGGGGCTTATACTCAACCTACCAAATTGTGTATTGCCCTGTGTAAGTCGACTATTGCAGAAGACGACACTGGTTCGACGCTTCCTACTGAAGTTGCTAATGCCGGTGCTTACGCAAGGAAGCAGTGCAATACGTGGCAAACGGCAGCGGCTGGTGCTACCCAGAACAATATTGCCATTACTTTTGTTGAAGCAACAACTAATTGGGGTACTGTTACTGATTTCGCTATCGTTGACAGTGCCACGTATGCTCAGGGTAACATGATTGCTTATGGTAAATTGACCACGTTCAAGAAGATTGGTACAGGAGACACGGCTAAGTTTGCTACCGGTGACATTGACGTTACTTTGACCTAATGTTTGTTGGAAGGAGTGAGATGTGTCTGATAAGCCTATTGGATTGCACGTAGCTATACTGAACAAGGGTTGGCTTAGGAGGGAGATGTATGCTATTCTTGATAGGATGAAGAATACGGCGGGGGTTCAAGTAACTCTTGAACCCCTTAACCGTTGTTGGCATAATCCTATTTTTGCTAACAGAAATATTCTTTCTAAGAGATTTCTGGATACGGATTGTGATTTCACTCTTCAGATTGATGATGATATTATTCCGATAAACCATAATCCGGCTGAAATGGTATTTGCTAATAAAGATGTTGTAGGTTTTCCTGCTAAAGTTCGGCAATACGGTAGGTCTATTAACTGGGTTGCCTTCGTCAAGCATCCAACAGAGGAAGGTTACGCTCCCGTGGATTTTTCTTCCGTTGATGATACAGTGGACTTGCTAAAGGTAGATGTTGTAGGAACGGGTATGATTATGGTAAAGAGGAATGTCATGGAGACTCTGTGGAAGAAGGGAGGCGGTCCGTTTACTCTCGAATTGGACAAGTTTGGGGTTCCTGATTTTGGGACTGATTTTGCTTTTTGTCGCAGGGTTAAGGCGGCTGGTTTTGAGGTTTTCACAACCCCTCAAAGGCTCTGTGAACATTTTAAAGAGTTCGGTTTACTTGATATTCAGGGGTATGACGAGAGTGACAGCCGAGACCCCGCATCCCATAAGTATGCAATTCCTTGGGGGGAGTGGGCTATTTCTCAGAAGGATTGGGAATTCTTGCGGAATATCGTTCAGCGGGAAGGAGTTAAGAAAATCTTAGAGTTTGGTTCTGGTCTTTCGTCTCTCCTTTTATCTGAATTCGCTGAGGTTGTGAGTTATGAGACTGACGCTGAGTGGCTGAAACTTATAGAGGAGAAGAAAATTCCTGGTTACAATAATCTTACTTTGAGAAAATGGTCAGGGGTAGATGAGCCGGAAGAACTTTTGTATGGAAAGTATGATATGGTATTTGTTGATGGGCCTCCTGGTAAAGTAACCGGGGGTCCTGGCAGAGATATTTCAATTCGTCTGGCGACTAAACTATCTGATAGAGTTGTAGTCCACGATGGTCAAAGGGCTGAAGAACTTGGATTACAGCTAAAGTATTTGCGTGGAGAGGCATTTAAGCTGGTTTCTAGAAGTGGTTATTATAGTTCCTGCTGTCACCATTGGCTGAAACGAGTGGAGTGATGATTAAAGTACAGAGGACGGTTGAGGAACAGTTGGAGATTCTTATGGGATTGATGTTAGATTTGCAGAAGCAGATAGCTCAAGACCGCCATAAGATGATGGAAACGATTGAAAAGCAGGTTGATAAATCTTTTGAAAGCAAGTTGCCGGTTATTGAAGGACGTTTAGCCTTGAGGGAAGCAGTAAAGCTCCGGCAGTTGTTAGTTGAAAAAGGCATTATAAGAGAGGAAGAATTTTTAGCGAAACTACGGGGGTAGTGACATGGCTACTCCATATTACGTCTCGCAAGTAGACGGGAACGATAGTTATAATGGGTTGTACCCTACCTTTATAAGTGGTTCTGACGGTCCTTGGCTGACTATCTCTAAGGCCGACAACCTATCTGGGAGCCAGTCTGATAACTCTGTTCTTTTCAATCGTGGAGGAACCTGGAGAGAACAGTATGCCTTGGAGTGCTATGGTATATCGGGTCATCCATTCACGGTTGGAGCCTATGGAACGGGGAATAAACCAAAGATTTATGGGTCTGACCAACTTACCGGATGGACAGTTTATAGCGGCAATATTTGGCAAGCCACAACGAGTATTAACCCCAACAAATCAATCTATTTTGTAAACACAGACGGATCAGTTAAATGGGGGACCAAACAGGCCAATGCCGATGCCTGTGATGCGGAGTATGAGTTTTTTTCCAACGGCACAACGATGTACTGCTATGCATTAACCGACCCAGACAGCAGATACACAAGCGTAGAAGTACCAACCAGGGCATATTGCATTGGTGCGACCGGACAATCTTACATCACTATTGATGGTCTCGACATAAGACATTTTACTGATAATGGAATTAGGATTTATACCGACGCTGTCTATAATACGGTCCAAAATTGCCAGATATCTTATGGCGGAGAAAGTGTTTCCGGGGCGGGACAGGGTATTATAATCAGAGGAAGTTATCATCAGATAATCGGCAACACAATCCACGATTGTAGCATTCACGGCATAAGAACCTCGACAGCTAGTGGTAAGACCACATCGAACATAACCATTTCCGAGAATGAAGTTTATGACTGTTATCATAGCCTAATCGACTTGTCCAACGGTAATGCTACTGGAGTAAGTACCGATCATACGGTCACCAGGAACTTCCTATATACCACGTCGAATTATGCTTATCCATCAACGCTTGATTGTAACGGAATCTATGTGGCAGGTGCTAGTGCTGACCAACAAAATATTGAAATTTCCTACAATGTCATAATCAATATCTTTGCTGCCGCCATTCAGATTCAAAACAATGTTGTAAATTGCAACATCTATAACAACACTTGTTACGGAACTAATCCGGTTAATAATTGGAGTTGGACTTCCGGAATTTCCATAGGCGGAAGCGGCTCAAGCGGAATAGCGGTGAAAAATAATATCGCAGCTAATTTTTATAGTGGGGCAGGAGGAGGGGATTCTTGCTTCGGTTGCTCGAATTCTGCGTTTATGAGTAGCGTGGACAATAATTGCTGGTATCAAGCCACAGGGGGAAGGATATTTGCTCATATCAATACTACTAACTATTATTCCGGTGATTTTGTCGCCTATAAAGCTGCTACGGGATGGGATACTCATGGGAAATGGGAAGACCCAAAGTTTGTAAACGCTGGTGGGGCAACGGCGGAAGATTATAAGCTGACGGCCACCTCCCCCTGCCGCGATACCGGGGTTAATGTTGGCCTGACACAAGACTATTGGGGAAATTCAGTTCCCATCGGAGGCAGTCCCGATATCGGGATATATGAATATCAAGGGACCGGCGGTGAACCTGAAATCAATATAACAGATGGAACAAATATCATTGGAGATGGTGGGACATTTGCTTATGGTTCAAAAAATTATGGTACGAATACAGATCAAATTTTCACATTGGAAAACTTGGGCGATGTAAACTTGACGTTGAGTGGAACTCCGATTATCACGATTACGGGGACTAACGCGAATCAGTTTTCTTGCACATCTCAACCGACGACCCCGATTGCAGGAAGTGCGCATGTCCATTTTACCCTTCGATTCAGTCCTACTTCTCCAGGGGCAAAGGTGGCGGCGATTGCTATTGGGAATAACGATACAGACGAGAACCCCTATAATATCGCCTTGACTGGGACCGCCTTGGCTGTAACTTACTATGTAGACAAAAATGCCGCCGCCGGTGGCGACGGGACGACCCAGGAACTGACCGGGGCGCATTGTGCCTGGGACACCATAGCCGATGTGAATGTCGCCTCATTCTTGGCGGGTGATTCGGCCCTTATTGCCAGGGGGACACCTGCCCCTGTTTATCGTGAACAATTGAACCCCCCCTCCTCCGGCTCGGCTGGCCTGCCCATCACCTTCGGAGCGTATGGGACGGGGGATGCACCGATTATTGACGGGGCAGATATTCTATCTACATGGGCAGTAGCAACGGGCGATGAGGAAACGGGTGGAACTTTCGCCTGTGGATTTGAATCAGAACCATCTGCATTCACGACTCAATTTACAGCAAAGGTAGAAGCCAATAGCAATACCATTGATATTACAACCGCAGCAGGGACATTTAATAGCGGATTAACTGGGGCAATTTTTACTTATGCGGGAACTGCCGGATTTGGAACTACTGCCTATAAAAACGCTGGAACTACTTCCAGTTATGCACGATTTTATTTCAAGTTAAATTCTGCTTTTGCTTCGGCAGCCGCTGGTCTTAAAAGACTTTATCTTGGAGGAATCAGAAATAATGCATGGAGTACCCTTGCCGGCTTTTGGCTTGAGGCTGACAGTGGTCAAACGGCTCAATTCCACCTTGTTGGTGGCTACAGATACCCAGGAACTGGTTGGACTGACGTTTTTACGGGCGCAAATAATACGATTGCATTAAACACCTGGTATTACATTGAGGTTTACTATCAGAAAGCGGTATCTGCGACCATTCAATTTTGGCTTGACGGGGTGAGTCAAGGAAGCGTTACTGCTATTAATACCAACACGTATGCCCCCAATGGTGTTGATTTAGGAATTTCTTATACAGTAACCAATACGATGACTCCCGCCGCTGGTTCCATCGTTTATTTTGACGATGTGAAACTGGCGACTACGGCCATAGGAGCCGTATCCTTGCCCTCCTATACCAATACCTATTTTGCTACAGTAAGCACGGCAACAAATCAAATATTCCGAGACGATACTCGACCCGTTAAGGGTGCATCATCCAGCACATTAAATGACCACGAATGGTATGGTTCTGGAGGACGGGTTTGGTATCGAGATGATTCGGGAACACCACAGGGGGCGGGATATACCCTAACCGCCTCTCAAAGAACAAATAATATCGCTCTGGGAAAAAACCATGTTACGGTTGATTCCCTTGACTTGCGAAAGGCTAATATGGATGGTCTTTATTTCAGTGACGATACGAACAATAATATTGTAAGCAATAATACGGTTTCCTATGCTTATAACGTAGGTATCAAGGGGGTTAGCTCTAAGACCATAACGGCGAACACAATCACTGCCAATACGGTTCATCACAACGGGGCATCTGGCGTAGTTTTTAAGACCGCAAATGTTACCAGCAATACCATACAGAACAATACTATCTATCGGAATAGCATCATCGCCACCACGGATAATGACCACGAATATGGTGGTGGGGTTTATCTTTGGACGGTTGGAACCGGGAACATAGTTCAAAATAATATTTCTTATCGAAACGGATATGATGATACCGATACCGGCGTTGGGGGAAATAGGGGTGGGGGGCTTTGGTTTGATACTGTGGCCGCTGGCAATATCATGCGGTATAACAAAGTTTATAATAACCAGCACTATGGATTACATTTTGAATGTACCTCTGGCTGTCAGATGTATTACAACATTTCCTACGGCGACAATGTTACCGGCATCCGAGTCGGCTCTTACAACGGGATTGCCGTAACTGACGGAAACGCAATATACAACAATGTTACCTACGGAAACGACAATTATGGATTCTTCTTAACTGGATATTCAGATTCGTCTGCGGGTAGGTTTACCAATAATATTTTCAAGAACAATGTCTCCGTGGGCAACGGAACACAACAACTTTACGCGCAATATGGGGCGGAAAACGACGGAACGATGGGAAGCGGCAACGTCTATACCCATAATTGCCTTGGTGCAGAGGCCGCTGATTTCATATTGTGGGGAACTGGGGTAACGCCGGATACTTATGACGCCTGGGAAGCCCTTTACGGTTCATCCACGTTTTCCGTAGAATCTGACCCCCTCCTGACCGACCCCGCCACTGGCGATTTCACCCTCCAATCCACCTCCCCCTGCATCAACGCCGGAGTAGATGTTGGTTTGACACAGGATTATGAGGGGAATGCTGTTATTGGATTTCCTGATATCGGGGCGCAGGAATACGGGTTGGGGGTTGCTTCAGATTATCTGGAGAACAAACTTCTTGACCATGTTTTTAAGGTTGCTTCTTTTTCTGTTCCTACTAATTTATACATAGCTTTGTGTAAAGCTACGGTTGAAGATGACGACACAGGAAGTACATTACCGAGTGAGGTTTCTGGTGGGTCTTATGCTAGGAAACGTTGTAATACTTGGACTGCGGCTTCTGTTGGTGGGACTTTATCAAATAATATGGCTATTCAGTTTGTAGAGGCCTCAGCTACTTGGGGTACTGTAACTGATTTTGCTGTAGTGGATAGTGGTTCTGGTGGAAATATGTTGGTTTATGGTAAGTTGTCTTACGCTAAACGGGTTTTGTCTGGAGATATTTTTAAGTTTGCGACAAATGATTTGGATGTGGCAGTGAATTAGTGGGGGTAAATATTGGCCCACACTTATGATACCAAAGTCCAGTTCCTGACGGGGGCAACTGACCCGAGGGAATTCGCCTACACTTGCGGGTCGGGGACGACGCTCCTCACCTTACTCATCGTTGCGTCAGGGCTTACGCAACGGACCGGCGGTGCGCCGACTTATAATAATGTCGCCTTCACGCTCGGTGATAAGCAAATAGCCACAACTGAGACGAATGTCGAATTCTGGTATATGGTCGGCCCGCCAACTGGGTCATCTCTTACGATACAGATTCAGAATGATAACACCAGGACAATCTTCGGATGTGCAGCTTCGTTTAAAGCTGCTACTGGTAAAATCTCGGCATTGAGGACTTGTTCAAAAACAACAGGATCAACTGCCAATCCTGGTGGTCCAACAATGACGGGATTGAAGGCGGGTGATGTTATAGTTTCTATCCTTGGTACTGGTGATAATACTTTTGCTCCTACGGCATTTTCTGGAACTGACGTCTTATACACATATGATCCTGCAGCTTATGGAATGGGGTCACAATATTTTTTTGTTCCTAGTACAGCAGATAAATCGCTGACATGGACTGAGGTAACAGCAGCTGATTGGGCAACAGTGTGTGCGTCGTTCATGGAGAGGGTACCATTGGTTGGTACGGTGGGGGCATCTTCTAATGTTCCGAATACTCCTTACGTTCATAGAACTAGGAAGGCCGCTGGTATTTCTGGGGCATCTTCTAATGTTCCGAATACTCCTTACATTCATAGAATTAGGAAGTTTGCTGGTATCGTTGGAAGTGAGGAAGTAGAAGACGGCGGACTTGAGAGTTGGGACGATGCTTTTACTCCGTCCTACTGGAATACGTGGATTGGCGGCGGTACTACTACCATCAATAAAGAGACGAGCAGCCAGCATAGCGGTTCTGCTTGCCTCAGATTCGATGTTGATGCGAGCAATAACGCTGCGACCGTCAGCAAGCATCCTGATTACCACACCCAACCAATAACGGCGGGTTGCTTATATAGGTTGTCTTTCTGGTACAAAACGACGAACGGTGGGGCATGTTGTTTCTTCTTCTATGCTACAGTGCCGTCAACATTTGGCTTGAAGTCAGATGGAACGTTCGCTTCCGGTTATCAGGAGATTTACCTAGCTCCTGCCGCTTCATGGACTCAGTTCAGCATTAACTTCGTGGCTCCTGTAGGATACACAGATTACAATCTGTTTTTGTTTGGGGGGGGTTATGAGCCAGCCCCGTCAAGTTCGATTTTCTACGATGATGCTTCGTTAACTAGTATTGCTGGTGTCCAGGCGGTATCTTCAAGTTCTGCTGTATTCAGGAAGGTTAGACCTCTTGCCGGTATTTCTGGGGCATCTTCTAGTGTTCCTAATATTTCTTATATTCGTAGGATTAGGCATGTTACGGCTCCTGTGATAGCTTCAGTTAGTGCGGCTACTGGTAGTATTACTAAGTCTATAGCTCCTAAATTATTGGTTGGTACTTCTGCTGCTCAGGCTGCGATAGAGGGTATAGTTGAGCGAGTAAGAAGGCTTTTAGGTATTACCCAGGTGGCTTCTGGCGCACTTGGGATTTTGAAGGAAACTAGAGAGGTTGTTGGTTCCTTCGCTGCTACTTCTTCAGTAAGTGGCACAACGAAAAGCACCAAAAAACTTGCTGGTACTTCGGTTGCTCTTTCTTCTACTTCTGGAGTTCTTAGTAGAGCAAAGAAACTTATTGGTTCTTTGGCTGTTGTTTCTTCTACTTCTGGAGTTTTGAAAAAGGTTGGGAAGTTTGCTGGTATATCTGACGCGAATTTTTCTGCTTCTGGAATTTCTAAAATAAGCAGAGAGTTTGTTGGTACTTCGGCTGCCGTTTCTTCTGCCTCTGGGGTTTTAAAAGAGGTTAATAAACTTATTGGTACTTCGGCTGCTCTTTCTTCTGTTTCTGGAGTTTTGAAAAAGACTAGGAAGTTTGTTGGAACTTCGGCTGCTCTTTCTTCTGTTTCTGGAGTTCTAAAAAGACAAAGAAGAATTATTGGAACTTCGGTTGTTATCTCGTCTGTTTCTGGTGGGTTAACTACTGGGGGTTCCGCCTCACTTTATGGGGATATATCTGCGGTTTCGTCTGTATCTGGAATTTCAAAGGTTCGTAAAGAGTTTATTGGGACTTCGGCTGCAGTTGCTTCTTTGTCTGGAATTTTAGAAAGAGTAAGAGAACTTGTCGGTACTTCAACTGCGGTTTCCTCTACTTCTGGAATCCTGAAGAAGAGAAGGAAGCTCGTCGGTACTTCAACTGCGGTAGCTTCTGTTTCTGGAATCTTAAAGAGAAGAAGAGAACTTATTGGTACTTCGGCTGCTATCTCGTCTACGACAGGTGTTTTAACAACACAAGGTCAGGTTTCTCTGTATGGGACAGTTAGTATTGTCTCGTCTGTAACAGCTGTTGCTAAGGTTAAGAAGGAGTTTGCTGGTGTTGTTGCTGGTGTGAGTTCTGTCCCTGCTGTTCCTTATACCCATAGAACCAGAGAGGTCTCTTCTATTATTGCTTCTCAGTCGAGTGTATCTGGAAAGGTTAGTCCTAGACGAAAACTTATTGGGTCTGCGGTATCTGTCTCATCTACTTCTGGAATTATGAAGGTGGCTAAACCCCTGAAGGGGGTTGTTGGTGGAGTGTCAGTTGTGTCTGGGTATGCTAAAACTAGAAGGGAGTTGGTTGGGTCTGTAAGTTCTACATCTTCTGTGTTTGGGGTTCTACATCCAAGGAAGAAACTGGTAGGAGCTATTGGTTCTGTATCTGCGGTCACCGGAAGTTTGAGAAAGTTCTTTTACTTCTCTGGTTTGGTATCATCAGGTTCATCCACTATTGGTATTTTAAAAAGAGCAAGACGGATTCTTGGAGTGGTGGATGGTGTTTCTAGTCTTGATGCTTATTTGGTTACTGGACAGGAGGCAAGAATACGGGGAAAGATTGATGCAACCTCCTCTGTATCTGGTAGTTGGAATGTTGATTATCGTTTATTTGGAGTCTCTACACCGTCGAGTTCAGTTGTAGGGGCGACTAAACTATTGATAGAGGTTTCTGGTGTTGTTACAGCTTCTTCCTCTCTGGTTGCGCTACAGAGAGTTACGTATCCTCTTCATGGTTCTTTTGCTGTTGTTAGTTCTGTTAGTGGTATTCTTGAATGGGTATTCCGTGGTCTTATTAAGAGGTTTGTGCGTGATGTTCCCAGATTCTTTGAGCGTGATGTCAAGCGTATGCATGAATTGAATAAGGATAGAGAGAGGATATTCGACAGGTCGTCTGGAGATGAGTAGTGGTTAAGAAAGAGTTTTTAATAAACAAATTTTCTGGGGAAGAGTGGGGAGTAGGATTTAAATTTTTTCCCCCTGACCTGAATGTAGGTGAAACGATAACAACTTGTGTAGCAACGGTTACTCCTTCGGGTTTGGAGATTCATGGAGACGCGATTATTGATAAGGATGACCGGACAGTTACTCAGGTGATTAGAGGAGGCACTTCTGGTATCACCTACACGGTGACGTTTACGACAGAGATTTCTAACGGTTACGTTTTTATTGACCAAGTTCTCGTCCGAATAAAGTAACTTTATGGCTACGTCTAGCAGTTCGCATGTTGCTTTAGTTGTATTTAATACCAGTGGTGCTATTACTGGTCTGAATTATTTAAATTCAGCCTTGGGTCGTACTAGACAAAGGATGAGTGAGTTTGTAGCGCAGTCTGGTTATTTGGTTTTGGCTTTGACTCGTATTGCAACATACACAGGAATTTTTACCTTCTTTGGTCTTATGGCTAAGGCTATTAAAGACAATATTGAACTTGAAAGAAGGTTTGCTGAAGTTTCTACCCTGATTAATATGGCTAATGCCGAGCAGGCTAGGGGTTTTGAGGAGGTTAAACAACAGATTTTGGAATTGAATCCTGCATTGGGTTCTGCAATAGATTTGACTAAGGGTTTGTACGAAATTATGTCAGCTGGTATTAATGAGCCTCAAGAAGCCATGAAGATTCTTGTGCAGTCAGCCAAGTATGCTAAGGCTGGTTTGACTGATTTAGGTACGTCTGCGGCTACGTTGACTTCAATTATTAAAGCCTACCGTCTATCGGCTGATAAGGCTAGAGAATCTTCTGACTATATGTTTGCATCGGTTATGGAAGGTAAATTCCACGCTGAGGATTTGAACGAGGCCTTGGGTAGAGTTCTTCCTACGGCTGCGGCCATGGGAGTAGGTATTGATGAGGTTGGCGCGGCATTGGCTGTCTTGAGCCAAAGAGGTCTAGACGCTAGTGAGGCTGCTACAGCGCTGAATAGGATGATGATTTCATTTTTGAAACCGCAGGAGAAATCGGCTAAGGTAATGCATAGTTTGGGGATAGAAACTGGTATAACCGCATTTCAATCGGGTGGTTTGTTGGGAGCTATGAGACAATTGACTACAGCTATGGCTTCTCATGCTGACCTTTTGCCGATAGTATTTACAAGGGAGAGAGGTCTTCGTGGTGCATTTATTATGACTGGTAGAGGGGCTGATGAATATGCGAGGATGTTAGAAAAGGTGAGAGCATCAGCTGAGGGAGAAGGTGAGACTGAGAGGGCTTATCAGAAGATTATTGCGACGACATCTGAAAGGTGGAAGGCTTTAGGCGCACATATTCAGCAGACTATGGCTCAGTCTCATCAGTCAATGACTGGTTTGAAAAGTCTTATCGGGGTATTAGATGTGGTTTCGACCACGCTGATTACACTTTCTCGTGGGATTGTTTGGGTGGGTTTGGGTTTTCTTGGATTGAAAATATCTACTGCGTTGATAACCTCACTGCTGGCTGGGTTGTATAGAACATTAACTATTGTGTTTGCTCAGTTTGAGGCTGCCGGTGGTATGATGGGTAGGTTTGTTCCTGCACAAATTAACAAGCAAATGAATACGTTAAATCGGGTTATCCCACGGTGGGAAGCGTTAAAAGGGGTTATGTCGTCTGTATTTACTGGTTTGATAATTGGTGCTATCGCTTATCAACTAGCTAAACTTGCTATAGAAGCGGTTAATAAAGCTCTTGATGCGGCTATTCAGAGGCAAATTGACTATGGGAATCAATTAAGAGCGCGAACTGTAGAGTTAAAAAGGTTGTCCCAGGCGCATAAAGAGGCAACAGGAGAAATAGTCAATTATTCTAAAGAAGTTGAAAACATGGTTGTTGTATGGACTATGTGGGAGCTTGGTTTGATGGCAGATAAAGTTGATCGGTTGGTTTTTATTATGAATAAAATGGGAGGGGCGGTTAAGTATAGTTTTTCTGAATCAAGGAAATTTAGGGATGAAGTAGCAGAACTTCTTACAACGATGGAATTGGGTGAGCCGCTTACTCGAAGGCAGTATCAGATTTTACTCGACTTGGGTAGGGTTTTAGGTTATGATAGTAAGGCTTATAAAACTATTACAGAGTATTCAAAAAAGTACAGTCAGGAGACTGAATATCTCGCTACCCAACAGAGGAAACTTAATCAATTGTTTGTTCTTCTGGGTAATGCTATGCCTTATGAGTCAATGGACGCGATGGGATTGGCAACAGAGTTGTCTAAAGACGACCTTGTTAAATATGGTGATGCAGTCAAGAGAGCGTTGGATACTATGAAAAAAGTGGGAACTACGGACTTTAATGACTTTGTGAAGTGGTTGGAGGCTAGTGGAGAAGAAACAGGTGCGTTTAGAAAGAAGCTGGAGGAATTTGATAAGCAACTTACTGCGGCTCGAGGTTTAAAATACCAGGTTGATTTGATGCAGATGGCTAAAGAGGAAACGAACAGGTTGAGTGCGGCTATGGAAGAATTGTCATTGTCTGACCAGCAGGCGACGGCTAGGGCGAAGGGATTGGCTGATGCCTACGCGGAATACAGTAAAGTTCTTTCTGATAGCGTGATTGCTAATATCCCTGAGGTCAAGAAGGCTGTTGAAATCTTGATCGCTAACCTGGCCCGTGTTCCGACTGAGTATCAGGCTTTAATTCTTAAATTGAATGCTATTGCTGAAAAAGACAAGACGGCTGAGATTGCGGCTAAGAAAGCTGAGAACGCACGAGAGTGGGTTATGGATGCCTGGACTCGGCTGAGTGCTGACTTAGAGACGCTTCAGAATAAGATTAATCAAGACGAAACGAAAAATATAATTACGGATGCTAAAGAGAAAAACGCATTATTGAAGAAGGATTTGGCAGACAGGTTGGACACTCTTGGTGCTTATTATGCCTATTCAAAGGTTTATCTTGTTCTTAATGCTGTGTTTGCGGCGGCAATGGCTAAGAGGGAACAAGATGCTCGTACAGCGTCTCTTGCGGACACAATGAAAGAATACGCTGAAGCTCAACAGAAAATGATTCAATCCCATTACGATGGTACTACTCAGCGGTTGGCTATTGCTAAGAGAGAGTATCTTGGGATGATGCAGTTTCTAATGGTTTTTGGTTATAAATTTTTCCCTGGAATGGTTGGCTATATGATGACGTTGTGGGAAAAGTTGTGGGGTAATTTTAATGCAAATTTGGAGGATACCAGAACTCCAATGCAGAAGATGATAGAGCGGTTTCAAACTTTGGGTTCTATGATTTCGGCTATAACTACCAATTTGCGTGATATGTTTGATACGTTTGGGATTGGAGAATCCAAGGTTCTAGATGTTTTGGATGCGGTTGCTAAGGGGTTTAATGCTATTGAGCAGTCGTTGAGAGCGGTTGAGGCGGCTGAGTCGGCTGCTGCTGAAGAAGGGGCTAATTTTATTGATAAACTTAATAGAGTAACAAGTGAAATAGGTTTGGCTATTGCTGTTATTACTACAATAATCAGTTTGTTTTCAAAATTATTTGCAGGAAAAACGGAAGCGGAGAAACTGGCTGATGCGATTAAGGATATAAAAGAAGAGATGGGATGGTTGGGTGAGATAACGGATGCGACGGCTGAAAAGATTGCGAAGCTCAGAGAGGCGATGGGGGAAGCTGCGGTTGAGGCTAGAACTCTTGCTGATATGATGAAGGATACTGGAATCAACACTAACAATTATGGGCAATACTTAAACAGAATGATTGATTCTCTTAATGAACTTGTGTCTGCTTGGAAATTGGCGCAAGATTTGGGGTTTGGTGAGTTTGATATTCAACAGGAACTTGAAGGTCTTGGTAAGGCTTTTGAGGAGATGATTGGTTATCTTCAAAGGATAGGGAAAGAGGGGGACGCTGGTATTTTGATATTCATAAAGCGGTTGAGAGAACTTGGTATTACTATAAAAGAAGTAGATGATTATGTTTATGGTTGGTTAGAGAGGGCGGCTAAGGGTCTTACTGATATGATTACTGCTGTGACGGGGGCTGGTCCTCAGTTGGAGATTGCTGGCAATCTACTGCTCTCTGTGTTTAATGCGGCTCTTGCTCAGGGGATGTCTTTGCTTGATGCTTTGAATCTGATAGCTGACCCGTTGGCAGCCCTGTCAGCAAAGTATACGGAACTGGGTTTGGCTGGTAGTGGAGCGATTGCAGAACTTCTTAAAATTCAGAAGGTTAAGGAAGCAAATGAAGGTTTGTTTGAGGCCATCTCTGGTTTGAATGAGGTTCTACAGGCTCTTGGAAATACAGGGTTCTTGACGGCTGAAGATTTTTCGGCTATGCAGAGTAGTGTGGGTGAATACTTCAAACAATTAACGGCAGCCGGATTGACTTCAAAAGAAGCTCTGGCTGTTCTTGCTCCTATCTTGGCTAACCTTGAATATTATGCCAAGCAGTATGGGTTTGCTCTTGACCCCGCTACTCAGGCTCTTATTGACCAAGCCAAGGAAGCCGGAGTGTATAAAGAAAAAGCAAAGACTATGGCTGAAGTTCTGGAGGAAGGTTTTGGTAATATCTGCGACAGGTTAGACCAGATTGTGAAGTATTTTACTGGTGATAATGGTATTCTGGATAACATAGATAAATTTAAGAAGCGGGGGGCTTGGGATGAGTTCAATGAAGGGGCGAGGGATGCGATAGATAATCTTGATGAAGTTAATAGACGAATGCCAAAAGGTCCTGGGCGTTATGATGGAGGTAACGGGTCAGCGCAGTTTGGAATGACTAATGTTGGACAGACTCAACTTATTAAAGTTCATCGGGGTGAGTCGATTATTCCTGAAAATATTTCGTCGGTTCTCAGATCGTTCTTTGGAGGGATGTCTACTCCTGCGGCTACAGGAGGCCAGGCTGATATGGCACAGGTAACGGTGGAAATAGATGGAATGGCAGTTTATAAGGCTCTAGTTCCTATTATGCGAAAGGGTATGGGTAAATACGGAGACGTAGAAATACAAGGTGGTGGGGTATTTTAATGGGAAGCAACAGATTTCTGTATGATACGATTACCCGAAGTGGTGTGATTGCTCCTCTTTATTCTGCCGACTACCATCCTTCCCACCCTGTAGAGAACCTGAGGAGTCTTTGGAGTGATTATGCTTATCGGACAAAGTATGGTAGTGGGTCTGGATGGGGGTATTTTAAGATTGATGCGACTAATAACTACATAGATTTTAATGATGGTTCAGTACGTGCGGCTAATCTGACTATAGGTGATTATGATGGAGACTCTCTTGCTTCTCATATAGCTGCTAGGATGACAGCTGTTGGTGGTCAAACTTATACTTGCGTTTACTCAAATACGACAAATAAGTTTACAATTTCGGCTTCAGGGACTTTCTCTATTCTGTGGTCTACAGGGTCTCATCATTCAACTACTGTTGGAGAGCACATTGGATTTTATATTTCTCAAGATGATACGGGGACTAATACTTACACGGCTGATTATGTTAGGTCACATAATTATGGTGGATTTCAGATTGATTCTTGGGATGGTTCATCTATTGCGACAACGGGGTGTGTACTTATTGGATTGAATTTGACTTCTAGTTATCAGATATTGAGATTGGAGAGGTGGTATAATTCTGTTTGGGAGAGTATAGGAGACCTTACTTACAGCAGCACCGATGGTAGGGCTTATATTTTTTATGCTCCTAAAAGTGCTACTAAGTACAGGGTAGTTGCTAGGGATTGGACTAATCCTGATAAGTATCTTGAATTTGGTGTGCCTATTCTTGGTGGTTATGTTGATTTGAGTCGGGGTTATGAATATGGGGCTACTGTTACTCACGATGATACTTCTCAAAAAGCCTACTCTAAGCATGGATATTTGAATATTGTGGTGGGATTTGAGCAGGTGGTTCGGGCTGTTCAGTATGAGGTTATGACAGCGGATGAGACTAAGATTGATACGTTTTGGGATAGTGTAATGGAGAGGTACCCGTTTGTTTTTATTGGGGATTCAGCTGTTCCTTTCTCAGATATGACTTATGCTATTCTGAGAGCGGGGATTGAGAAAACAAGGTTAGATGAGTATTTTCAGAAGGTTACTATGGTTTGGGAGAAAGTTCTATAGGGAGAATTGAGTGGCAGTAGTTGGTTTGTCTGGGACTTCTGCTGCGTCATTGTCTACTAATGCTGTATCAGAGGTAGTTAAAGAACTTGTTGGAACTTTGGCTGCGGTTTCTTCTGCTTCTGGAATTCTAAAGAGAAAGAGAGAGTTGGCTGGTTCTGTCTCTGCTGTAGTAGAGATAGGAGATTACTGGGATTGGTAGGAAGGAAGGTATTAACTGAAGGGATAAATGGCTACCTATTACGTTAGTCAGGTCGATGGTAACGATAGTTATAATGGGTTGTACCCTACTTTTTTGGGGGGGACTGATGGTCCCTGGCTGACTATTAGTAAGGCCGATGACCTAGCTGGGGACCAGTCTGATAATTATGTTCTTTTACGTTGTGGAGGTTTGTGGCGAGAATCATATATCATTGGTTGCTATGGAACTTCTGGTCATCCATTTACACTAGGTTCGTATGGGACGGGTGATCTGCCTATCATCTGTGGGTCAAATCTATTCACTTCTTGGACGAATGAATCTGGATATCTTTGGTATACTGCCGCTAATGCCTGGGACTCTTATTTTGTTGCATTTAATGGAACTCCCGGCTGGAGAGAGACTGCGAAGAATGACTTAGATGCTAATATGGACTTCTGGTATGACGCAACTAATGATAGGGTTTATGTTTACTCAACTGGGGGTAATCCTAATACGGTTTGGACAAATCCGGGTGTCGAAATTGCCGTTAGGCCGAGAGCGATTTGGACTGACGATGTGTATGATAAAGACTATATCAATATAGAAAACATCAATTTATATGGAACAGGATGCTATTATGGATGGGAAGGGGCTGCACTACACGCAAAAAGATGTGACAACTGGACGGTTATTGGAGTTGAGATTGGCGTAGTTGCGGGTCAAGGAATACAAACTAACGGTTGTAAAAACTGGACGATTTTATACTGTACACTATTGGGTTGGAGAGACTGTTATCCTCAGTGGGATGCAAGTGGTATTTCTATAAACGATGATGGCGCAGGTTATGAATCAAGTTATGTTTATATTCACCATAACACCATAAATTATTGGCAGAACTGCGCTATTATGATTACTTCATGGGACCATGAATCCCCCTCTACTTATTGCGAGGTTTCCTACAACGATTGTAGTCATACGTCCAGTGGGGTTTATTTAATAAAAGCAGACCATTGTTCGGTTCACCATAACATCTGCAACGATAATCTTCAGGCGAGAATTTACGGGGAAGAATATGGCCTTGCCCTAGAGACTGGGAACTATAATGAGTTTCATCACAATAGTTGCACGAACGGGATGGTTGGGACGGAGTTTTGGGGTTACGTGACGGGTGAACCGTGGCCCGCTTCGGGGACGATAAACAATAACCTATACCATCACAATATCGTTTCGGGGAACGTCATGTTCGGATTTTTAATATACGAAGGATGCTCCAGTAACAGTCAGATTTACGACAACATAATTTTCAATAATGGACAGGGCGGCATAACCATAAGCGAACACGATGCTACTGGGACAGGGAACCTGGTTTATAATAATACTCTTTATCATAACGACACCGACGCGAATCAGTGGTATGCTGATATTTACTTTGGTAATACCTGTGCTGGATGGACCGTCCGAAACAACCTTTGCTTCAACACAAATAGGTTGTGCTTCCGTGGGGGCGTTACCTTTGGCGGAACACACGACCACAACTGTTATTATAGGGCATCTGGGAATGTTATTAAGGATGGTGCTACTTACTATACACTCGCTCAGGTTACGAATTTTGAGGCTACGGCGATAGCGGCAGACCCTGAGCTTGCCAATGCCGGAGGAACAAGTGCTGAAGATTACAAGATTCTTTCATCTTCACCTTGCAGAGATACTGGTACAGCTTCCGGGTTGACGTTGACCCTAGATTATTTCGAAAACACGATTCCCTATGGTGTGGGTCCCGACATCGGAGCGCATGAGTATACGGGTGGAGAGGAGAAGACGGTTCCTCTGAGAGTCACAAGGGAAATAGCTGGAACTTCAACTGCTATTTCTTCTGTATCAGGTATTGTTAAAAGGAAAAAGAGAATTTCAGGGACTTCGGCTGCTGTTTCTTCTGTGTTGGGGGTTGTTGGTAAAATAGGAGGGGCAGGAGTAAGCGGTGGAGAGACAAGGGGAATTGATACTTGGGCGCAATTGATAAGACTTCCTAATCCTAACATTAAGATTTTGTGTGAGGCTCTTCCTGCGGCCTACTATGTTTGTGGAAGTGGTTGGACTTCTGAGGGTAGTGATACTTATTCTCATGCTTGTGTAGAAACCGGGGTTACAAGTGTGGCCTATAATGGGGTTTCACTTACTATAAAAGTTAGCGTTGCTGAGGTTAAGGCTGCTGACGGTAGCTGGTATTTCGATTTCTATGGTCAGATGATTTACGTTCATGGACCTAGCGATGAAAACCTATCTAGTGGAAGTAATACAGATGTTGTTATGGCTTTTTGCCGTAAGGATTTTGCTACAGCGCCTTATTATTATGGGAATAGAGAGTATCGTCCTCTTATCCGACAGGATAGTTTTCCGGCTATGGATTTGGCTGTTGATGATATTGTCGAGGGGATGTATCGGTTTAACTTTAGTAGTTTTTCATTGAACAATGACGGGTGGTTTGATACTGCGGTGGAAGAATATATTTGGACTAATCGGGTTGTGGTTATCAAGATTGGAGGAGAGGCTCTTCCGTATTCTGAGTATCAGACATTCTTTGTGGGTAGAATTTCCGACTTCTCTGTTTCAGATGAATTGGTGGTGTTTACTTTGAAGGATATGCGTGTGGGTAGTTTAGCCCAGATTCCCATAGACCATTATTGGATTACTGATTACCCTAACATGGACCCCGATGATGAGGATAAGGCAATCCCTCTTTTTTATGGGGTAAAATCTGACATAACTCCGATTTGTATTGATACTACGGCAGGAACAGGGGGAAAGTGGAAGATTTGCGATAGTCGGCCAATTAAAGAGATTACCGAGGTTAAGAAGAACAAGAAAGTTTTGACTCCCACTACGCAATATACGGTAGATTTGACTAAAGGAGAGTTTACCCTTTTGGTTCCTTTTCATAAAGATAAGGGTCATGTTTTGAAGGTCAAGGCAAAAGGGTTTGTTGCTGGGTCTAATAATCTTATAGAAAAGGGCGGAGCGATAGCTAAAGATATTTTAAAAACTTATCTGGGTTGGACGGATGATGAACTTGACTTAGATTCTTTTACTAACACAGATTCTTTACGGACATACTTATTAGACATCTATCTGGATACTGATGAGGACTCCAGGCAAGTTCTTCAAACGATAGGTAGGAGTGTTGTTGCTTTCTTCTCTCCCACAGAGAATGGGAAGTTGTCGTTTATGGCTTATGAACCTACAATTGAAGCTGGAACTCTTGAGTTATTTGATGAAGATTTCTATGCAGATTGGAAGGTTATAAAAGACGATTCATGGATTAGGCATAAGGTTCAAGTAAGTTATGGTCAGAATCCCACGACGGATGAATACTTGATTGTTGAAGTAACTAATGATGAGGCTTTATTTAAGTATGGGCTTAGAGAAACTCTGTCTATTGTTACATATCTAAGAAGTGAATCGGATGCGACTAATGTGGCTGGTGGGGTTTTGGATATGGTGTCCAAACCTATTACTGTTTTTTCTTCTACCTTTGGGTTGAAAGGTTTTACTTTATTCCCGACGCGGAAGGTGGTGGTTACTCGGTCTAGAGCGGCGGATGCTACGGGGGAATTTGACGCTAAGGTTTTTAGAATTAAACAGGTTGTAAAGAATCCAACGACGGAGACAACTCAGGTTATTGGACAGGATGATCTTCAGACTCTTGGGGAAATTTTCTGTTACGTCTGCTATAGCTGTCAGACTTGTTATGCTCAGGAGGTATCCTGTTCGGTATGCTATGCCTGTCAGATTTGTAATGCTACGCAGGAAGGTTGTTTGACTTGTGATACGTGTGAACTGTGCGTGACTACGGAGGGTGGTTGTCAGACTTGTGATGTTTGTGAGGTTTGCAATACTTGTCAGTCATCGGTAGGGGAGTGTGCCACCTGTCAGATTTGTAATGTCTGTGCGGTTTGTAATATCTGTCAGTCAAATGTCACAACTTGTGTGACCTGTCAGGTATGTAATGCCTGTGTATACTGTAACGTCTGTCAGATTAATGTGACTTCATGTACTTCGTGTGAACTGTGCAATACGTGTGATTCCTGTAATACCTGTCAGGTTTCGGTTAAGACGTGCTTGACTTGTCAGGCGTGTTATGGTTGTCAAACGGTTTATTCACCCTGTCCTGGGGCTTGTGATATTTGTAATGTTTGTGATTCCTGCGATACCTGTCAGTTGGGGGTTAAGACTTGCACCACTTGTCAGGTATGCGATACTTGTGAGCATTGGTATACTTGTTATTCGTGTCAGACTTGTCAATTATGCTATTCGGCTCAACACCCTTCGGGATGCGCGGTATGCAATACTTGTCAATATTGTGTGGCAGCTCAGGATTGTACTTCTTGTGATGTGTGCAACGTCTGTCAGGGGTCTTGTTATATTTGTGAAATATGTGTGAGTTACCAAGGTGGTCCACCGTGAGTTAGGAGAAGGCTGTGGCTTGCGCGACTTGTGAATTTTGTGATACTTGTCAGGCTTGTAATACGTCGCAGTGTGCTGCTTGTCAGGTTTGCGATACCTGCCAGCAAGGTGTAGGGTCATGTCAGACTTGTCAGGCGTGTAATACTTGTGAGATGAGTGTGGCTAGTTGCCAAACCTGTCAGGTGTGTGTGGGTTGTCAGATATGTGTTTCAACAGAGTCTGGATGTTATTTGTGCTATGCTTGTGCGACATGTAACACTTGTCAAAGCTGTGACACGGCTCAGAGTGGTTGTGTGGTATGTGACACCTGTCAGATGTGCGTGGGGTGTCAAAGTTGTGTTACTGCTCAGTCTGGTTGTGTGATATGTAACACCTGTCAGGTATGTGATGTCTGTCAAAATTGCTATGCGTCGGAGGGAGGTTGTCAGGTTTGCAATACCTGTCAGGCTTGTGTTTCTTCTCAGGTGTGTGGTAGTTGTGAGACTTGTCAGGTATGCGATGTCTGTCAAAGTTGCTACACATGGCAGGGAGGCTGTCAGGTTTGTGCTACTTGCGACTCCTGCTATACGAAACAGGAGTGCAGTACCTGTAATGTTTGTAATACCTGTCAGATTAGGGTTAGCTGTGTATCATGTGACACCTGCCAGAACTGTAACACCTGTCAGGTTGCGGTTACCTGTACGTCTTGTAATACTTGTCAGCATTGTTATGCTACTTGCTATTCTTGTGTAAATTGTCAGGTTCATTATGTCCCATAACTCGGTATACTTTATATAGGAGGTTTTTATGGATAAAGAGGAGAGGGCTAAACTTTGTAGAACGTGTTATTTCTGCCAGCAGGGGGTAGATAAAACACTCTCTGTGGATGATGAGATGTCCCGCTGTCAGAATTGCTACACCTGTGAGCAGGGGGTGGACAAGTCGGTTACGGCTAGGGATTTGCAGCAGGGGAAGAAGATTGATGGTGTTCTATCATCAGAGGAAGAAGCTAAACGTTGCTGCAATTGCTATACCTGTCAGCAGGATGTATCTGCATCATTTACGGTTAAGACTATTGGTCAGGTATTACAGGAATCAAATGTGGGGATTCCTGATAGGGCTAGTATTTGTCAGAATTGTTACTCGTGTCAGCAAGGGATAGATAAGTCGGTGAATGTTGATAATATGGGGAAGGGAGCAGCTACAGGTCAGAGCGGAGGATTTACTTGGTTTGTTTTTCCTACCAATATGTGCAACCTAAAATGCACGTATTGTTATGCGAATAACCAGCCAGGGAAGATGACCAAGGAAACAGCTGAGAAAGTGTTGAATTGGTTGTTTGTAAAACAGCCCGATAAGACGATTCTGGTTCATTTCTTCGGTGGAGAACCGACCTATAATTGGGAGATTCTTGAGTTCATTGTGGAGGTGGGTAATCAAACAGCAAAGAGCAGGGGGGTAGAGGTTTCGTGGTCTATGACTACCAATGGTACGATGCTGGATACTGCTCGCCTTGATTGGATTGAGGCAAAGTTTAAGAAAGAGGGACCGTTTCTTTTGAGCATTGATGGTAGGCCTGAGACTCACGATAAGTATAGAATTCACGCTAATGGTCTGGGGTCGTATAGAGATATTCCTATTGATGAGATTATAAAGAGATGGCCTAAACTTGAATGTCGTCCGACGATTGAACCGGATACGGCAAAGAATTGGATTTATGATTACCGGTGGTTGAGGAATAAAGGATTTAAAAATATCGCAATTGAGCCGGATTACGAGACAGAATGGACGGATGTTCAGTTGTGGGATTATGAGAAGATGTTGGTAGCACTTGGTCATTACTACATCCTGGCTAAGGCTGCTAATCAGCCGATTTACATGAAGTGGATAGACGGGGTGAGGAGCAGCCTTTCTTCTGGGGTTGCTCCTGGGGGGACAATGTGTGGGACGGCTATCAACTGTGCGGCTATTGACCATCTTGGTTTTATCTATCCTTGTCAGAGGTATGCTAGTTATAGTGACCCTGCGACGTATGCGATTGGAGATGTTGAGAAGGGATGGGATGAGTTGAAGTTGTTGGAGACTCAAAGGCTGATGAGGAGTGATGTTTGTGGGGATGTTTTAATGGGCAATAATTGTGAGAAGTGCAGTGCGAGGTTGTTCTGCTTTAAGGGATGTAATGCAGCTAACCGAAAGATTATGGGGAGCAGGGAAATTGCTCTTCCTTTTTATTGTGAACTGACTCGGATAGATGTTCGTGTGGCGTTGGCTGTTCTGGGTCAGTTAGGAGAATTAGGCTTGCGTCAAGGAGCGGGAAAGATAAGAGGATGCGAGCGTTAATGAATGGGTAAAGCTAGACAGTTTGGTACGGAATCGGCTTTACAAAAGCACACGGCTCAAATTATCACAATCGCCCACCAGGGTGAGGTCTATTTCTATATCAAAGATGAGTATATTGACGTTTCGGTTGGTGTAGCGGATGCAGGTAAGCCTATAGTTTTAGATGCTGCGGGGTTGATTGACCCTTCTATGTTACCGGCTGCTGACCACGGGGGATTGACTGGACGCGATGATGATGACCACACACAATACCTGAAAGAGGAAGCCTCAGGGGGAGCGGCATCTGAGGTTCCTGACCATACTCATCAAAGTACAGCTGAGTGTGGTAAACTTGACCACGGTTTATCTATTGATGGGTTAGCTGATGACGATCATCCGCAATACTTTCTTGCCTCAAAAATGGGGATAATGGGTGTTGTATCGGATGTTACTAACTCTACCCAAACACCAGCGAATGTTACGGGTTTATCTTTTGCTGTGGAAGCCAATAAGATTTATCATTTTGAGTTTTCACTTAGAGGATGGAGCACAGCGGCGACTTGTGCGCCCTGGTTCCGGTTTACGGGTCCTGGTAGCCCGACATCATTCTGGTTTCACCTGGATATGCTAGAAGTTGGTACTGCGTATCCTATTGACCGTGAGGTGACGGCTTTCGATACTAATACTGCTTCGGAGTCATTCCAACGCGCTACTCGGAGCTTCATACCGATAGTGGGATTCTTGGTGAATGGGGCGAATGCTGGAACTGTACAGTTGCAGTTTAGATGTGAAGACGCCTCAGAAACGGTGACTATATATGCTGGCTCACACGGAATTTGGTATAAATTGAATTAGGAGGATACAGAGATAATGGTTAAATGTGTTGATTGGAGGCTTTCCTATTCGGCAACAGAGACAAGGGAAGAGGCTCTTATTAGAATATATGAGTCTTCTGAGGTGTGGCTTAAACGTCCAGATGGTCGTCGGGGGTATGTTGACGGGTTTCTTAGTATTTTGGCTAAGAAGTTTGGTGTTACACCAATGGCAATTAATAAGAAATTGGGGAGGCTGAGAAAGCAGGGGAGAATAGGGTGGTGTAGGGAAAAAACATGGGGTGAATTACCGGCTCCAGGTTTTACTCCTCTTGTAACAGATGATAAAAAGATTCCTGATGATGGCTGTACGGAAGAGTTCCTTGATTTGGTGATTTCTGGGGCTAAGGCGATGCATAAACGGGATGTTCGTCAAGAAGAAGTGTTCCCGAAGTACGAGAACTATGGATGGACTGGTCTTGTGATAGGTGGAGACTGGCATTTTGAACACTATAAGACAGATACAAAGACTTTGGTTAGCGACCTAAAGCTGATAGGTCAGGAACCGAATTTGCTGTTTGGATTTAATGGTGATTCGGTGGATGTTATTGACTTGAGATTTCTTGAATTGGAGAACGAGACTGTTTCTATTCCTACACGAAGGCTTTATGAGATAGTGGAGTATCTGTTTAGTCTAGTTCCGAACACTCTATTTATGGTTATGGGTTGTCACGACAACTGGGTTCGTACTAGAGCTAGATGGGATATCATGGAAGCGCTACAGAGCAAGATTCCTGGCTACTATCTGGGGTTTGGTGGGACTGTTAACTTGAAATTGGGCGATGTGCCATATAGGATTGTGGCGTATCACAAATATGGTAATGAAGCAAAGCATAATATCTTTCACCCCTGTTCTAATTATTTAAACCAGATGGATTCTACTGCGGATGTGGTAGCTATTGCTCATCGGCATGACCTTGTGGGTGTGGCTCATGTTTATGTTCAAGGGCAGCCCAGAGTGTTCTTACGTAGTGGGTCTCATCAATATAAGACTGAGTATGCTTGGAAAGAAGGATTCCGTGGAGCTATAGCGAGATGGCCAATGCTTTTACTCTCAGGTAAGTATAAGCGTATGATTCCGGTCACGAATTTTCGTGAAGGGCTGCCTATTTTGAGGATGCTGAATAAGTATCCTGAGTTTGAGAAGGAACTTTTGAAAGCTGGAGACGGTGGTAGTGTGAGGATTGAAAGATGAACAGTCTGATAAAAACGTATCTTGCTGGAGGATTTTATGGGGACTGGCATAAATATGTGATTAATCGTTGTGACGACGAAGTTCCTGGGATATTTACTTTTTTGAATCCTATAGTTCCGTGGATAAAAGATGGAAATGATGAGTTAATATCAGAGGAAGAGAAAGAAGAAACAGATAAGAAACTCACACAGTCTCTTTGGTGGCCTCCAGATAAGTTTTGTGTTCGGATGGCTGATATTGTTTTTGTTTACTTTAGAGATTACCGTCCAAAGTTGTTGGGAGTAGGAGAAGTTTTTGAAATCGGTATGTGTTTTGCTTGGGATAAATTTACGATTGTGGTAAATGAAGTTGACCATAGATATTACCGTGGTGTCGCTCGGATGTTTCCAAACTTTAAAACGCTTAAAGAGGGAGTAGATTATCTGATTCATTGTGCATGGGTTGGAGGAGACATGTGATGGTAGAAGAAGACATGAAGTTTAAAGGTTTTATAGGGAGGTTGTTGTTTAAACTCTCAGGGATGAAGGTTATTAGTTTCCTTGTTTCGGGAACTGGTGTTCTTGCACTGGTGGTTATGTCAAAGATGTTTTTCGGAAAGGTTTCTGACCAGATTATTCTAAAGGCTATGGAGGTAATAAAGGACTTGGCTCTCGGGTTGTTTATTGTACGTGGTACACAGAACGTAGTTACTTCGATTATGACTGGGAAAAAGACTAACAACAATAACGGAGAAGGATGATGGCGAGGAGAAAGATTGGTATGAACAACGGTGGTATTTCTGGTAACATCTTAGTGAAGATTTTTGAAAACACAATTGAAACGCAGACTCAGGTTATGAATGAACTAGGTACTACTTGTAAGGCTGTGGTTGATAATACTAAGGCTACTAGGGAGTTGGTAGAGGCACTAAAGGCAGTTCCTTTAAGGTTGTGTAATATTGAGAAGTCGCTAAGAATTCTCCGTTGGTCTTTAATTCCGATAGTTTTAATTCTGGCTACGACGCTAATGTCGCTGGCTTTGAAACATTAGGAGGCAGTGTGTTTACAATTAATAAGGTGATATTACATCACAGCTTGACGCGAGATAGTGGGACGGTATCTTGGGGGGATATTCGTAGGTATCATGTGACTCCACCTCCAGATGGAATGGGACTTGTTGATATTGGATACCATGCAGGTATTGAATTAATTGAAAGTGGTGGTCATAGTTTGAACTACGAGATTCTTACGGGTAGAATGTGGAATGTTCAAGGTGCTCACACTAGGGGACAGAACAAAGACTCTCTTGGTATATGTTTTGTAGGGAACTTTGATATTGTTGTGCCGCCGGATGATTTATTGAAGGCAGGAGCCAAGGTTGTGGCTTTGTGGTTGCATCTTTTTGATATTCCTGTGACGAATATTTTTGGGCATAAAGATTTTGCAGATAAGTCCTGCCCAGGGGTTTTGTTTGACATAAATAAGTTTAGAACCCTGGTAGAAACGGTATATGATATGGCGTGAATCTTTCACTAAAAATAAAACAAGCTGCTAGGTCACACCCTAATTTTCAGTCCAGCAGTCTGCCGGATATCGGTTTAATCCAACCATTACGTCCCTTCCAGCAACAGGGAATGCTTTATGCTTATGCGGCTAAAAAATGCATTATTGCTGACGCGACAGGTCTAGGCAAATCGGCTCAATGTATCGGATTGATTAGTCTGATAACGCATAAGCACAACGAAGATGACCGGTTTCTACTTGTGGCTCCTCCCCCAACTATTATTCAGTGGTCGGATGAGTTTTCTAAATTTAGTTCTATCGCCCATCCTGTGTTAGGTATCTTTGGTCCTGAGGAGAGGGTATCTAACTATGTCTCAGGTTTCCACGTTATGATTATCTCCTATCAGGTTCTCATCAGGGATTGGGAGATGATTAACGACTTGGGTATTCGTAACTGGATATTTGATGACGCCCATTTCTTTAGGCATCATTGGACAAAAACGGCAGGGGTGGTGAAGCAGTTAACTAGAAACGCCAACCGGATAGTGTTGACTACAGCTACTCCAATGCAGAAGTCTCCGATGGATTTACATTCTCTGCTTGAGGCTCTGGGTCTGAATCGAGTGTTCGGTACGGCTGTGGGTTTTGAGAATCATTATTGTGTAATCCGAAAGACAAGGAGAACACTCAGGGATGGTCGAACATTCTGGAAAAAAGAGTTCGTAAGAGCCAGAAATTTGCCGGAGTTGAAAGATAAAGTTTACCCCTATGTGATTCAGCGGACCTTTGCAGATGTGGGGGAGGAACTGCCTGGATTAATCGTTAAGCCGATATGGTTGTACCTTTCGGAGCGTCAAAGGCAGCTTCAGGAGCAAGCCCATAAGAAATTAGTTAAACTCTGGGATGCTGGTGAGTTGGCTACTATACGCAACAAAGGGTTTCATTTTATGCGGCAGTTATGCGCTGGTACAAGGACGGCAGGTTTCAAAGATGATTCTAGTACGAAACTCGACGCAATTTGTCAGTTTGTAGATGATAAATTAGGTAGTGAGAAGGTTCTGATTTATAGCTTTTATAAGGGGACAGTGCGTACACTCGTAGAAAGGTTTAAAAAGAGCGGTAGGACAGACTTTGAAGTGATTACGGGTGACATAACGAGCAAAGTAGAACGGGAAAGAATACGGAATAGATTTCTTAAAGACCCTGCGCTCAAGATACTAATTGGTACGGATGCGATAAAAGTAGGGTTAAATCTACAGTCAGCTAGGTATCTATTATGTGTAGACCTTATTCTGAATGCTCAAGAATTGGTGCAACTAATAGGTAGGCTGCGTAGGATGGGGGCTACCTGTAAGAATGTGGTTGTTTATTTTCTTTTGACCAAAGGTACGATTGAAGAGAGGCTGTGGAATAGATTGAAGTATGAGTCAGCTTTATTTGATGTGATATTTGAACAGAAAAGTGATGTTTTTCCTTCTCTGGATTCTATCGAGTTGGCTAGTCTAATGGGGTTGACGCATGAATGAAGAGTGGCAGGGTTTGCAGCAGTTCATTGTGTGTTATATCTTTTTCAAGGGGAAAGAGAAAGCTCTGCATAAAGCTCAAAGTAGGCTGAAGAAGGAGCATTTTAAGGACCACCAAAGAGCTATATGGCTCTCGATGGTTCGTTACAACACGCAGACTATGGGGATGGTAGACATGGATGGTTTCCGTGGGGTTATGAGAGCGGCCAAAGTCCCTGAGGATTACCTCTTAGTTTGTGAGCAGATTTTGTTGGAAGGTAAAGAGAAGGCGGAGACTAAAGATGAGTCGTTTTTCACATGGACTCTGGGTAGATTAGAAGAAGTCTATCGAGTGATAAGGTTTGAAGAAGTTATAGATGAAGGAGGGGCTAAGGTCAAGGCTGAAGGTTACTTCCCTGCTAGGGATTATGTGCTGACTGCGATGAGTGATTTGGAGAGTAGTTATGTGGACTTAGCTCCAGATGGTCTGTTGCGGTCGGAAATTGACGATTTTATTGAAGAAGTTGCTTCAGCAAAAGACAAAAAGATTTCATCATCTGTTGATTTTGGTTTTGAGGTGCTTGATTCTAGTGTATTGGGAATGCGTGGCGGGGATTTAGGTCTTATTGTAGGGTGGACAGGTGTAGGCAAAACTACGTTCTGTATCAATACTGCTGTTCATGTGGCTTGTGTTCAGAAAAGAAACGTCGTGATGGTGACTACAGAAACCATAAGGCAGCAACTTCGGAGGCGGATTTATTCTAGGATGACTAAACTGCCTGTATTTGATGGGTATGTTCCTCTATCATCGCAGAAGTTGAAGAGTGGTCAGTTGAATCCGGCAGAGCAGGAGACCTTGATTGCTCTCAGCAATTTTATGAAGAAGGGTGAGCATGGAGAACTGATGGTAACACAGGCCCCATCTAGGGCAACGATGGATTGGCTCAGAGGCAAATTGCTTCAGTATGAGTCAATGTTCAAGGTAGATTTGCTCATTCTTGATGACATACGGAATATGGTTCCTTCTATCAGGAGGAAGCAGGAGTACGAGGAGATGGGCCAGTTGCTTCGTGATCTGAAGCGTATGGCTAGGACGCACGCTAATCGAGGCATACCAATTCTTACTCCTTATCATATCAACAGGGAAACATACAAAAAATTTATTGATAAGGAAGGAACGGCGGGTAGTTCGGTCACTCTATCAGGTCTGAGTTCGTCGTCTGAAGCAGAACGTCAGGTTGATATAGGTTTGTTCCTGTGGAAAGATGACAATACGCCTGGGGTAATTCAAGTGACGGTATTGAAGATGCGGGATGGGGCATCGGGTCAATCTTTTAGACTTCAGGCCGATTTGGATTACCAGTTCCTCTCACAGAGCATAATTTTTACCAATATTTCTACGGGGGATTTAATTTAGGCCATGACATCTAGAGGCAAACTCAAAAAATTACTGGGAAGCGATTTCCGGCTGGTTTACCAATATTATTTTCACGGAAATAGAATTGGGGGAAAAAATAAGGAGATGGTTATTTGCCCGTTTCATCGGGATATAATGCCGTCTCTTTCAATAGATTTTGAGAAGGGTTTTGCCTACTGTTTTTCTTGCGCTAAATCCTGGGATTCATTGGAGTTTGTTAAGGATGCAGAAAAGGTAGGTATTCGGGGGGCATTAAGGAAGCTCGCAAAGATTATTAAGTTGGAAATTACAGAGCCGGAAATTGTGGAATGTTGCAAGCTCTTAAAGGTAGGTCATATCGAACCGACTGACCAGGAACAGCAAGTCGTAGATCAGGAGCGGCTACACAAACTGGCTTTGAAATTCATTTCTTGGGAGTTTATGTGTAAAGTTGAGGTACTCTCAGGCTATAAGCGGTTCCATCATTACTATGAGGCTTGCTTGGATGAGTTTGATGACATAATAAAAACAGGAATAACAGTTAGGAAGTTTGATGAGATTAAAGACAAGGCACGTCATTACCTTGTGTGGCTTAGCGACTTGTTGCCCGTGCTAGAGGAGGACTATGGTAAATTGCAGCGAGAAGGTTGGCAGGATAGAACCGGTGAGTTTTTAGGTGTATTGTAGGCTGAGAATTCTTGGGCTGTTCGGATTTGAGTGGCTCACAAAAATTTCAAACTCGAATTTTCGTGTTTTTGGCTGGACGGATGTGGGAAATTTTTTAATTTTTGGGATTTTTTGGACCAGGAATGGTAGAAGCTCGGAAATTGGACCGGAGAGGATGGAAATTGGGTTCGGCTGGTTGGGTTCGGCTGGTTGGCAGGGCTTAGGGCTTCTAGAAGCTCGGAAATTGGACCGGAGAGGATGAGGTTGGGTTGGGATTGGGATAGGAAGGTTAGGTTGGGATTGGGATAGGAAGGTTAGGTTGGGGATGGTTTTCTGGACTGTTTGGTTGTCAGGATGTTCCGGTTCTTGGGG